TAAATCGCAAAGTGGGAAAGAATGGAACTCGCGGGTTCGCGGATAATAAAGATATTCTCCTGCTCCAGAAGAAACTCTGAATCAGCTTTCAACTCAGGCAGGCAGTGATAGCACATGTCCTTGTGAAGGACACAAAGCTTATTTTTATTTTCATCATATTAATCAATCGATTAGAGCAAAAAAGGCCAGCTAAAAGCCGGCCTTTTCCGTATCTTCATGCCCCATTAAAATCAATTACTTACGGTAGCGTTTTGGGGAAGCTTTCCCCCGCCCGTGCTCCAGACATAAGGGGGCGAGCGTGATTCACGCTACAAATCATGCGCTAAATTTACAGTGTCAGAGACAGGACGACTCTGGCCGGCCATACCTGGGTACGATTTTCGATTATGGCTCAGGCTGGACGTCACTTCTGCACCGTAAATGCCGGATATCCTTCCACGATGCACTGCTAGACTTCAAGAAGACGGGCGGAATTGAAAAAGAAATTCCACCTTCCCACTATGTGCATTACCCATTTGGATCGAGATATGTCGACGATTGGCGCCAGGCTCAAACAGGAACGAACCCGCATAGGGCTCACACAGCAGGAACTGGGGCGGGTCGGGGGCGTTGCAGCTAATGCTCAAGGCTTATATGAGAAAGGAAAAAGATCTCCACGCGCGGACTATTTGGCGAAGATATTAACCGCCGGTATTGATGTCGTTTATGTTCTGACTGGGAAACCTGTGCCGCCAACGGGCAAACCCGGAGCGGACGGTATATCGGATTGGTTCGACACTATCTTCGAGACCTACTTCGAGCAAACCGAACGGTTGGCTTCTCTTTCACAGGCAGGCAGCGAATGGGCGATTCGGCTTCATTCATTTTGTCAAAATCAGCTTGCGATTGTTGCGACTGTAAAATATCTCACTACGGTTGCTGAAGTTCAGGGCTACGACGACATTCCAGAACGTGTCTCCTATTCTTTAGACGCACTCTTAAACAATGCTTTGATAGTCGCTGAGGCCATTGTTGACAACCAGGTAAAAGCGCTCGGTTCGCACCGGAATGCTTCTACCTGAGATGTAGTCCCCCGATTGGGGGCGGCTGCTGCAGTGCGTTAAATTCGATACAGTTTCTCCTCTGGCATGCTGGCGTCACCACCAAACCATTTATCCGCTCGACTTTCGCATCACTCCCATCCAGCTAATGTTTATCTGTCAGGGACAGGATGACCATGACTGGCCAGCCTCGGTCTGCTTCACACCCCCGCCGAGGCTGGTCATTAGGAATGCAGTCCGTCGCCTGACTTTGCTGCCAGGAACCCAACTCGATTACTGTATATAACAACAGCATATAGATTTTCGAAGCATGCTCATCGACGACGAATCATTCGGGTGCCTTGGGGTTCCGACCTCGCTGGAAATGCTGAAACAGCAGTCTGAAATGCTCTGCGACGAGGTGGCCGACCTTAACGACAGGCTACGCCGAAGCCGAAGCAACGTCGCCGAGCTGATCGAGATGAATCAGCAGTTGGCGGCCGACCGGGATGCTTTGCGGGTGAAGCTCACAGCAACTGAGGCCAGGGTGGTGGGATGCCTTTTGCAAGCTGGACAGAGCTGCAATCAGATATCCGGACTGAAGAGAATCGCGGAGCAGGTCGATATGTTTCGCAGCGCGCTTGCCGATGCGAAAGAACAGCTCCGCAAATACGAAGCCCCCGCCGCGAGAAAGCAGCACAGCACACTAGCCGCTGGTGATTGCCCAAAGAACAACAAGCACAACCCCGATCCATCCGGCAGCCAGGAGGGCCGGAAGCATTGAAACAAAGCGATCCATCAAAACCTCAGTCGCAATCCGACAGGGATGATGACAGGTGGCCTATCGCGCGTTGATCGCCAGTGTCTAGAGAGCGGTAGTGTTCAAGCACCGTCCGCTCTTCTTCATTGAGGCTGTCCGCAGCCGTAGGTGTGCGTTTGCCCAATACGACGTACAGGATATCGACGCCTCCTTTTGCGATAGCAGCCAAGTAGTCGGCTTTGGGTACACGCTTGCCGCTCTCATAGTGACTCTGCGCGTTCGCTTCAACCCCGCCTAATGCCGCGAATCCCTGCTGACTGAGACCCGTTTTCCCGCGCTCCTCTTTGAGCCGATCGCCCATGTGGTCCATAGTGATTACTCCTCTTCCAATCTTCAACCATACGCCCATATCCTCCATATGAGTGGCTTTATCTAGGCGAAACACTCAAGCGCGATGAGCTGACGGTGGTCAGCGGCTTACGCCGGAGCGTGCCGAGGAAATTGCCAAGGAGTGCTGTAGGCCGGTAGATGACTTCGAGTGGTATCCGGTCGGAAAAGCGGTAGGCAATGTGAGGAATCAGGGGCCTGAGCTGATCCGCCCTTGGATGTGCCTGGCGCGTAACTGAACGAACTCCCACCCACCTAATCACAACCTAGGAGCGGTAACGCACCACATGATCAGCAGTAGGTGCCGAAATGAGTCGTAGTGAAAGTTTAATCAGATGGCACGAATTGTGGGCTATCAAAGGCTCAAAGATCACTTGTCGCAACTGCGGAAGCACGCAAGACGAGTACTACAGCGCAGAATGCTTTCGTCATGTAGCACCATGTACGACAGATCGCCTCAGCCTGTCGCCATGGGAGACGCTCGCTTTTATAGTGCGGCAACCGAGTCACGCATAACCAATAGCCGATGTTTATCCTCCACACGCCTGAGCGGAGATATTCAGTGAGGATCATTTATCTGCCTTGGTCACGGTTCCTGGCGCCACTGCGAAATCAGTGATGGCAGCATTCTGCTTCTGCGATTCCTTGGTCATGCCGAAATAGAAGCCAAGCGTCGCCTTCAGCTCGTTGAACCAGAAGCCGATAACGATGCCCGCTGTTACCGATGCGGCGGAATCTTTCAAAATACCCTCGGCATACCCGCCGAATACCGCAATCAGAATGCCAAAGGCGCCCATGATCAAAAGAATGGTGATCGCTGGGCGAATGATGTCGCGCGGCTGCTGAGCGGCCAGATTGCGTGCGCTATCCCGATCACTGGCCTCAGCGGCGTATTGCGCAGCCTCAGCTTGCAACCGATTGTTCTCTGCACTCACCGCCAGCTGCTGCAGCTGAACCTTGGCGTTGGCCTGCAACTCCTGAATCTTGACCAAGGCATCCGGGTTAGACGCCAGCGCAGCGTTTATCGCGTCCGGATCATTCGTGACGCCCAGAGCGCTCGAAATCAATGCGCCGACGGCTGCGCCGGCAGGACCGCCGAGTAGCGTGCCGACCGTAGGCGCCGCTGCGCCGATCCCCTTACCGATGTCTGACCAATTCATGCGTCCACCGCCCCGTACTGAAGGTTGCCTGCTACCCGGTTGGTCCAGCCCTTGCCGTAGGTGGCAAAGGTCGTCAGCTTGGTGATGAACAGCAGGCGCTCGGCATTTAGCCGCATGATCACGTCAGTGACGGTCATCGCCTTGATTGCTGCGATTGTGAGCGCCCCTATCTGCCCGTCATCAGCCACGCCCGCCGCGCGCTGCAACATACGAACCGCGTTACCGTTGCCGTTGTTCACGGCAATGTCGAACAACTGGTAGGCAATCGCTGCGTCGTACTGGTCGGCCTTGGCGCGATCCCAGAAGTCTCGCTTATAAATAGCCTTTGCCTGGTCGACCGTCAGGCTCTTGATGTCCAGGTCCGGATAGCTCATCGCCGAGATGCCGAACTTGGTCCCTTTCAGTTCACCCTGGCCAATGATGCCAGTGGTCCAGTTGCCACGGTCCTTCGGGTCGGCGCCGAATCCGCCTTCGTGCCCCACCACTCTTTCAAATGCCAAATCGAATCCGGTCATACTTTTCTCCAGGCGAAAAAAAACCGCTCAAGGCGGCCGGGATAGCTGAAATTTGTATCGATGCGCGAACTGGTATCGCTAGCACCCTAATAGGTAGCGTGCTATCGTTAATTCACATTCCGCCATGTTGAGATGCTTGAGGAATGAGAAGCCCTGACGTCCACGAACCGTCGGGGCTTTGTTTTTTTCAGTGTCCAGGCGAAAAAATACCCGCACTCGGCGGGCTGGATAGCTGAAATTTGTAGTCGTTGAATCAGGCCGGCGGCGTTTCGGTTTCCGGCTCAGCAACCACCTCAGGCACCGCCTTAACGGTCACGGTGACCTTGGCGCTGTAGGTGTTGAGCAGCTGCGCGGTGCGGATGACAGCCTGGGGCTGGTTGGCCATGATTTCGCGGGCCTTGGCATCAGCCAGGGCTTCCGTTGCGAATTCAACCTGGTTGCTTGGATCGAAGGCATTGCTGGAATTGATAACGATAAAAGGCATGGTGAATCTCCACTGGGGTTGATAAAGAAAGGATGTATCTAAAACGTTTTATCCTTCCATCTTTGCAAACAAGGCTGGAAGGTTGAAAGCAAAAGGGTTACTTGATCCGGTAGCTGTTGCGTAAAGCTTGCTCGCATTGAAATCCCAAACACAGCCGAGAGTTCTGCCTGGGTTATTGGCTGCGACCATGTTCATTGAAAAGCTATTGATCAGAAGGTATTCATTTGTCGGAAAGTTGAATGGAACGGAGTAGAAGTTCGTGGAACCGATATCCAGAGCTTGGTTGAACTCATACGTCCACCCTTGAAATGCGCGAGTGAAGGTTGCACATGGAGTTCCACTGTCGAATATAACGCCGCCAGCAGCGTTAAACAGTCTCATGCCAAAGTGAGCAACAGCCGTCGAGCCAAACGCAGCAGCAAACCATCGGCCGTTCGGCCTCAGGTAATTGACGCTCCGCGTTCGAATCTGGAACCCGGTCCAGTTGCCCGGAGAGCCATAGATCATGACGCCCGATATGGCTGAGCTTCCGGCCTCAGTATTTGGCCTGGCGAAGACCAGTGGCGGTTCCTGGCTGGTGATCGCGGCGGCAAACGTTACGATAGCAGTAAGATTGCCCTCCGCATTCGGTGAGTAGGTGCCAGATTGCAGCACCGTCAGCCGGGCCAGTTCAGAGTCAATCGTCACTACGTTGCTGTTGTTCATGAACCTAAGGCCAAAAGTCATGCAAACCTCACGACGATAAGACGCATGGACCCGGCAGTCGCGGCCCACGCTCCGGCTGGGAATCCGCGATTGTAGTTATAGACTCGTGCAACTCCGTCCAGCATTTGCGCCTCAAACTGAGTAGCTGTCGAACTGTAAGATCCAACTGGTAGCAACAGTGCAGTGGCATTTCCGGCGTTACCATCTACAGCCCACTGTTTGTACCCAGATCCCGAAAAGGCTCCGTCTGCCGTCCATCCTACGTTGTCGACCAATACGGACAGTATTGCCCGTATCGTGAAGGAGTTTTCATTGATCTGGAGGGCGCCATTGGCACCGTAAGTTCTGAGCCCGAATGCCATTATCCAAGATTCCCCAACTGTACGCGCAGAACGCCGTTCTGGTCATAAACGTTCATGCCGTTTCCGTTAATCAATACCCTTCCCGCACCGGGTATCGTGCTGTTTATCTCGAAGATGCCGTCTTTACGAAGTACCCAGCCAGACTGGTTAGCTACATAGTTACTCGAATATATTTGATCTCCAATTTTCGCATTGGTGATCGATGCGTCTCGAATAAATGCATCCGCAATAAAAGTCTGGCTGCCCTGCACTGCAAACGGAGATACTGCAGCTGCGCCAGAGACGTTGACTATGGCGAATCGGTCGGCAGCCACAATGAACTGGCTTTGAAATACACCGTTGTTATTCTCTAGGCCAAGCCCGTAGCCTGTCGCGTAGTACTGCCCCCCAGCTGTCACCGCCAATTTAACGCTATACATCGCCGACGCCTTTCCGCTGACATCCGCTGCAGTGCTCATGGCTGTTTGTGCATTAGCGGCGGCTGTTCCTGCTGTTGCTTGCACGCCACTAATCTGGGTTGCCAAGGAGCTGTCAGCATTGGCGCGCGTCGTCGCTTCAGACTGAATAGCTGCCTGAACGGTGCCAACGGTAGACGATAGCGTGTCAATGCGGGTCGATTGCGCCGTGATGGCCGTACCCTGCTGCGTGACGGTGGCCTGGGTCGAGGACAGAGCCAGCGCCGAGGCGGATGGCGACTTGCTGCCAATCGAGATGTACGCCATGTCAAACGTGCCGGCGGTGTCGCCGCTGTTCACCACGTCCAGCCGGATTGCGGTGTTGGTCTTACCCACCCAGGCGGCATTGGCCGAAAGGTCAATCTCGACGGTCTGCCAATCGGTGGTCGTGATGTCGATGGGGAACGATCCGGTGCGCGCCTCAGCAAGACCGCCGTCCTGATTGGCCCAGTAGATGCGCCCACTGCCGCGAGTGGTACCCGAACGCTTGAAGCGCATGCGCAGGTATGGGTAAAGCGTCCCGTTGGCGTCAATCCCAATGCTTTTGAAGAACTGCCCTGCGCCAGTCATCCGCGCAAACGTAGGGTTGGCGACCAGTGTCGGGCTTCCCGCCTGTACCGATGCAGTCCAGCCGTACAGGTTGCTCAGGAACTCCCAAGAGGCGGTCGACGCCGAGAACGGAGACGACTCGCCGGTAATGCTGGCTTTCAACGCTGTCAGGCTGGACGCCTGCGAGGTGTTCACGCCCTCGGCGTTCGTGACCCGCGTTGTCAGCGCGTTGAGCGCCGTAGTCGTGGCCTTGGTCGCCAGTCCGTCAGTGACGCTGTTGACGGTGCTGCTTAGGTCGGTGACTTGTGAAGACAGGGATGTAAGCGTCGTACCCTGCTGCGTGACGGTTGAGGTCAGCGCGGCAGTGGCGGCAGACTGGGCGTTATCGCCAAGCAGCACAGACGGTGCATAGGCTGTCGCAACAGCGCCTTCCTGGAGCTGGACATTATCGAACTCGATCCACATATCAGCGGCTGCGCCTGACCGGTTGATAAGTCGTGCGGGGAAAATCTGCGTCCTAACGGCGGTGGCCGGTGCGGTGGCAGTGAATTGCATCCTCGTAAAGGTTGTCGACCCGATGGCGACCTCTGGAAGCTGTGCAGTAGACAGTAGAGTGCTGGCTGCGTCGAGCCACTGGATGTACATCGTAAAGCGAGCGGACGGACTTGATACTCGGGCATAGGTACTAAGGGTGTATGTCTTGCCCCCCTCTACTTTGGGCCTTTCTCCATCAGCGATGTTATAGGTCATGCCGATATACCCGCCATTAGCGAGCCCGGCGTAAGAATTCCGCACGGCTTTGTTGCTCAGCGCTAAAGGCGAGTCTACTAGGCTGACCGAGATAGTCGCCCCGGCTGACCCATCGGTGCGCCACCAAAGCGGGCGGGTGCCGTCAGACGAAAGCTGCTCAAACGAACTGTTTGGCAGCAGGTTGTCGCCGCCTGCGCCCGCTAGGTTATTGGTCAGCGTGACGATATTCGCGCTGGCGCTGGTCAGGCCTGTCTCGGTCTGAGTCACACGCGCGGTCAGAGCGGTAGTTGCCGCAGCTCCAGCCGTTATGGCGTCATCGGTCAGACCGTTGTTGTCTTTCCAGCCTGACACCACAGGGCTGAGTTCGAACTGGGCGCGATCCCACTCGGCAAAGCCGGTGATGGACGTCCCGCTGACAGGGCCGCGAACTCGATACAAAAGACGAACTGAGACCGCGCCATCGGGCACTGCTGCGCTGGTGCGCGACAGGCGCTGCCAGTCCGCTGTCAGGTTGACCGACGTTGCGCCATCCGAGGAGATGATCGTTCCAGCTGCGCTTTTCCATTGAAAATATAGCTGGGAGATCATGCCGACCGTGCCGCGCACATACGCAGACATCGTGACAATTTGCCCTGGCGAAACTTTAGGCTCCTGTGCACCTCCCGTCGAAAGATCCATATAGATCGATGCGTTAGGAATCGTCAGGTCAAGCCTTTGAGCCTTGCCAGCAGGATCAAGCGTTGACGTTACCTGCGACACTGAGACGGTCGCCAGCCCATTCAATGCCCAGCCGTCAGCCATACCGCTTGTTGCGCGCTCAAATGACGGGTTGAACAGCATGTTCTCCCCGCCGACGCTACCGAGGTTGGCTGTTACATTCGTCAACGCCTGGCCTTGCGCCGTGATGTCGGTCCCTTGCTGCGTGACGGTATTGCTCAGCGCTTGAACCGTCGAGGCGTCGGCTTTTCCCGGCAGTGCGTTGGTCAGGCCGGTAATGGCCGTCCCGTGACTGGTGAGCGTTCCCTCGGCAACGGTCACCCGACTCCCGATGCTCTGGACGACACTTGATTCGGCCTTGCCGTCGAGCGCTGTCTGGACGCCGGTAATCTGGTTGGCCTGGGCCGTATTGACGCCTTCAATGGACGTGATTTTCGTCTCGGCGGTCTGCACGCGAACTGCCAAGCCATTGGCCGTTGTGACTGCCTGGCCCACGTTCAGCCAGTAGGTAACGTTCGGCGGCGGGGTTTCGACAGGCACATTCTTCGTTGCCTGATAGATGATGCCGTCTTCACCGAGCACGCCCTGCCCCGCCACATAGGTCTGGCCGGGTTTGTACGGCATCGAATCAGCCAGATCGGCGATGGCGTCGATCTGCTCCTGCAGCGAGGTACGTACGTCGGAGACGCTTTGATCAACGGCGTCAAGCCCCTCCTGTAGAGCGCCTTTCACCTCATTCAAGCGATCATTTACGGAGCCAGGACCATTGCCGTCAATCTTTTCGATATCCGACAGCAGCTCCTGCCCCAGCGCGCTTTTGGTCACTTCCCCGGCGATCTGGTCGAGGATTGCGGTGGCGTCGGAGCTGGCCTGCCCTACCACACCATCAACGACCGGATAGAACGGACCGATATTGCCGGAACGGTCTACCAGGCGCGCCCAGAAGAACAGCGTGGCCCCGGCTTTGAGCTGCTGCATCGAGTAGTCAGATTGCGGATAGGCCAGATCGGCCAGCTTGGTCGCTGCTGCCAGATCATTGGCCGGGCCGTACCAGATTTCCGTCCGCTGGGTATCTTCCGCACCTGGTGGGAAAGCCCAAGTGATTTTGATTCCGAACAACAGGCTTTCGGTGGTCAGGCTAGTGACTGACGGAGGTGTGCCGGTCTTGCCGTTGAGTTGAGTGAGGGTCGACGTGCGCCAGATAGACGAAATGTCGAAGGCGCTGACAGCACGAACGCGCGCCAGATACGCGCCGGAATAGATGCCGCGTACCTCAATGCTGGTTGTGCCGGTGCGCTGAACCTTGATCCAGTTGCCGTTATCTTTGCGCCATTCAACGTCATAGGCGACAGCGCCGCTCACGGCTGGACAGGTAATCGTCATCGTGGTGATGGCGATGCCTTGGTCGATGGCCGAGGTCGCAGTCAGTGTCACGCTCGCCGGAGCTGGCACCACGGTGATCGGGATAACGCTGATCGGGCGCTCTTCCAGGCGCGCGCCAGTATCGATATAGGCGAACTTGCTCGGCTCGTACTGCAGGGCAGTGATCTCGTAATCGCCCTCGATGGTTCGCTTGGTGGTCAGCACGCGGTACAGCGGGATTGCCAGATCATCGGCATCCAGCACCCACTGAAGCTCCGGGATCGGCGCTTCGCTGTAGGCGGTCGTCAGCGTGACGGCGCGGCCGGCTACTGCCTGGACGGTCCGACCCTCGGCCTTGCCGCTTGGCAGGTTGACGATCAGCCGGTCACCAGGCTTGGCCAAGGTGTCGCGGTCCAGCGTCACGACGCGACCAACAGATTCGGAAATCCGGCCGCCAACCTCGCGACCAGCCAGAAGCGAATCAGCAATGGGGATGATGAAGCCAGGCAGAGGGATTGCGCCCTCCATGCCGGTCTTGAAGCTTACAGTACGGTCGAGGTTGTTGCTTAGCACGATCCATTTGCCACGGCGCTGCGCTTCAGAGGCACGGGTGCAGCCAATGGCGCTGATCTCGACAGGCCGGTCGCTGAAACGTCGCTGCAGGTCCGGGTCGGAATAGGCCACGACGTCAGTGTCGTAGTTGTTCGCCGGGTTGTCGTAGCTGACGATGGCACGGGTATAACGAGTCTTCGCCGAGGCGCTGCCGTAGGAAAACTTCCCATCGATAACATTCGCACGGGTGAAGACGTAGTCAAAGTCCTGCGCGCGCGGCATATCCGCTTGCATCACCAGCTGGCCCTGCGCCCAGTAGGTCATGCCACGATAGATCGCCGAAATATCGCGCAGCAGGCCCCAGGCTTCAGCCTTGCCCTGCAGGTTCATGTCGCATAGGAAACGTGGCTCCTGCCCGCCTACACCGTCCGGCACCAGCTGGTCGCAATACTGCGCAATCCGGTACAGCTCCCACTTGTCGACCATGAAGGGCTTAATGCGCTTGCCCAGGCCAAAGCGGTCCTCAGTGCAGATGCCGAACGTGATCCACGCCGGGTTGTTGGTCCATGCCAGTTTGAAGGTACCATCCCAAACGCCGCTGTAGGAGCGGGTGACCGGATCATAATTGCTCGGCACCTGCCACTTGCGGCCGTTGCAGTCGACCGTCACAGCCGGGATGTTGGAGAACTGTTCTGCGTCGAACTCGATATACAGAAGTGCGGTGTTCGGGTAGCGCAGTTTCGCGTCGATGACTTCTGTCAGGCCAGCCACGAGCATGGTGTCGGCGATTTTGTTGGTGTTCTGGTTCGCGGTGATTCGGCGGACGCGGATCTGCCAGCCAGTGGTCGCGGTCGGCAGATCGATACGGCGCGACCGCTCATATCGGGTTGTGGTCTTGCCGTCCACAGCTTCGATCAGGACTTGCTGATACGCGCCGCCATCAGTAGCGACGTCAATAGCGTATTCAATGCGATACCCGCCGACATTGCCTTCGTCATCCTGCTTTTGCAGTGCTGGCCACGCCAGGCGCACGCGTGCCGCAGAGAGCTGGGTATTGGTGATCGAGCGAACCCATGGAGCATCGCTGCGCAATTCGACGTTAACGTTGGTTTCGTTCTCGACTGACGGAATGCCCGGGATATAGGCCTGGTCGACCGAACCGGTGCGCCACTCCCATTTCACATTTGTGAAATTCACGTTGCCGCTGGCATCGTTGATTGGCGTGCTGTCCAGATAGATGTTCGCGGCAGTCGGTGCGCCATCAAACTCACCCTCGCCCACCGCAATCAGAATCTTTGCAAGATTCGTCGAGCGCAGGCTATCGGCGGCCTCGACTGGCGCTTTCGGGCTGCTGTCGCCGCCTTTAGCGCCATGAATATTAAGCTCTGCTGCGCCCATGCTTTTCTCCAGGCATAAAAAAACCGCCTCATGGGCGGCTGGTGGTCACTGTTCGGTTCAGACTTTGTCTTCGGCGTAGATCGCTGCAGAGATGATCGCCCCGCCCCAGCGTCGGCGGCCTATGCAGATCGGGACCGGGTTACCGCTGGCGGTGGTGTTCTTGGCGCTGCCGAAGGCGTAGGACGGCAGGTTCTCGGGTGCAGCGCTTTGGGAGAGTCCGCCCTGTTGGGGACTTAGCATCTGGATGACGCCGCCAGCTACCATAGATGCGCCGAGAGTAATCAATGCCGAGCCGAAAGGAGCGCCCGCGCCGAATGTGCCGCCTGTAATCACAAGGCCAGCTACGATAAGCACCACACCCAAAATTGTCTGGAGCGAACCAGCTCGCTTACTCCCGACAAGCACTGGGACGATCCTCAGTTCACGTGTTCCAGACAAATCGAAGGCAGCAACGCCCGAATTTTTTTTGTTTCGGAAGATGGCAAACCGAAGACCCAGCCGATCAAGCCGCCTGATTTCGTCTTCAAATCCATCCAGGGTCGCTTTCAGCGCCCGGAACGCCTCCCACACACTATGGCTGTCAACCAACCGGCGGTGTTCTCTTCCGAATAGCTTCGCCAGTGAGCCCGAAAGTTTTATCACGGTCATCGGAGTGTATTGAGCTGCCATATTTTCTCCTCAATAAAAAACCCGCCGAAGCGGGCTTTATGAATATCGTTAAAGACAGGACTGGAGCTTTTCTAGTCTCGCTTTTGCAATCCAGTTCCCGAGCACGACGTAATACTTCGCCACCGAGCCGGACGCGCCGGGTGCAATATCTACGAAATATTCTGATCCTGCAGTGAACACGGTGTAACCGGCATCTCGACCAGGCTGCATAGTCGCTTCAGGCGTCACGCCGAGCAGCGACTGGTTTTGCCATTCGTACTGAACACATTTAGCCAATGCTTGATCTGTTTTTTTGGAATAAAGGGTTTTATATGGGCCATCCTGCCTTACCTCGTTCATCGGGCGAGCCATGCACCCAGCCAGCATTGCCACAGCCAGAGCCCCAATCAGAATTCGCATGATGTTCCCTCATAGATGAAGGACTGAGCGTATCACCGGGCTGTCTGCCTATCTAGCACGCCGAAGACGCGCTGGGAGTGCATTAGGAGCTAAAGAATTATTCGCTGGGGGCGATATAATTACTCCACAAAAAGGATTTTTAGCATGCGCTCCTACGTTACAAATGCACTTTTCTCACTGGTCGTTCTCGCTGCAAGTGCCGCCGCGGCGCAACCAAGTGCTCCCTCTTCCTTTCCGCATATCCCTCTGATGAGCCATGACACCATGACTTATAATGGCAAAGTCATCTATGACGCTTATGTGGACTTGGCTGATCCAGCTCGTAAGCAGACCACCCTCAAAATCGATCTTGATGGGTTTTCTAAGGGGTGCGATTCTTTGGTAGGTCATGTCGCGACCGACTCAGAGTGGAAGCGCTCCGGCGTATCAGGCTACTCGATCAGTTGTGTTGTACGAGATCTAGGAGCTGATGGAAGCGCTAAGGTCGACGTCATCTATTCTTTGCGCGACCCAAGCCGAGGTGTTAACAAAAGTGAGCATATCACTGCGACGGTAAAGAGTGGCCAGCGCTACGAGAGCACAACTCCCACTGGCACAAAGGTCACGATGCTGCTTAATCTGCAGTAATCCTACTCCTGAAGCAGAGCGCCCAGCGCGGGCTGGGCTCAGTCATCGGGCCGGTGGCCTATCGGGCCTTAACCTCTAAGATGGTCACGCCGGGGTACTTTGCTTCAATTTTCCGCTCAGCCTCTCTCTGATCGTAAGCGTTCTGCAGCACGCCGGCCATGATGCCGCCATTCTTGGGTTTTAGTCTAAACACGTAAGTGATTACTGCTGCCACGGTGCGTCTCCTTCGCTTGATATATCGCAGACAGTAGCACTTTGCCTGTCCACCCATCCAGCGTGGATGGAATGCCAATGGCGACAACCGTTGGCTGGTAGTAGCGTTGCGCCTAGATTCACGATGGACATCAAGACCTAACCAGATAGCGCCAATTTAAGACAAGGGTTTAAATGAAGACTGAATCTCTAGTACCAGCAGTATCAAACGCCCAACAAAAAGTTATTCATTATTACGGATTATTTATGGTTGCTTGGTCGGCTCTAGAGAGTGTGATACAAGCTGCAATAATGAAAGAATTAAGCGTATCACCTACGAAAGCAGTAATAATTACAGGAAAACTACAATTCCAGCCTCGCATCCAGCTTTTGATAGGTCTGCTCAAGCAAAGTACCCCTCAAAACCTAGAAGCAATTAAAGTCATACAAAAAATGGAAGGCTTCGCTCATCGCAACACTATCGTGCACGGGCTTATTATTGTTGGAAAACCAGAACAGCTTACTTTTATAAAATATGATGGAGGCGCAAGCGTCAGTCGAAGCTTCACCCCAGATGACATGGAAAAACACATCACCGGTTTGATGGACCGCAGTCTAAATATTCAGCACCTGCTCGGGATCGCGGATACCGACATACAGCAAATCGGTGATGCGACATTAGCTCTCACAAAAAACCAAAAATAAGAGGTCCGGCCTCATCTTCGGATCCCACCAAGCTTGCATCAACGGTTTTTTTATCATGCAGGAAACAAAAAGCCCGGCTCGGGGCTGGGCTATTTGTTATCTATCGCTTAGCTGTGAGTTGATCGTCCGGCAAGTCGTCATAAGCATCTTGGTCGGTGATCCTTGTGACCTTCTCGACCTCAGCCTTGATCAATTTCGCAGCTCGAGTTTTGGTCACCAAATGAAGCATTACGACCTTTCCGCCCCATTCGGCTTCTTGAATAACATCAAGTATTTGGTCAGTAACGAACGATCCATCCCGCGGCAGCGTTGCAGTTATCTCTGTCTTGCGAAGCACGTCATATAGCGCGAGCTTGTATTCAGCCTTTGATCGGTGATCCACCCCGCGAACCGTGAATACGCTTACAGACCGATCTTCCACGGCAACGTTACGAGGGGCGTTACTCAGTTCCTCAACCGCAGCGCCGGGCACTTCAACCCCTTGAAGATTGATCGATTCAGAGTCTTTAGTGGCTGCTATCAGCTTGTTGTAGGTCCCAGCCATATGGTCGGAGATTGTTTGGATTTGGGGAGTCCTTTCAACCACCATTTTCATAAGCTCGGCGTAACGCTCTGCTGAGGTCTCAGATGCCTGCTTAACCAGCTGAAGCGTTTCCATGCGCTCACCGCGCTCGGCGTCAGATTCCAGTTTCGCTAGCTCCGCCCGTCTAGCTTCGGCTTGATGCTCCAAATGATAAACGAAACCTGCAGTTCCGAACCCTAGTGCCCCTAAAGCCAAGAAGGTGATCAGCTTGTGCTTAGAATCCATAGTTTTAAATCCTTCACATAAACCGGCTACCAAGGCTTCCGCCTGCTCGCCGAGGGAGGCGAAAAAACCGGAACTCCCTTCTCCCACCTGTACAAGAATTTTCAGATCATCGCGATCTGACTTGGTCAGTCGCCTGCTCGAATCCGAGTAGCGTAGCAGTGCAAATGACTTGTTGATGGTCTTCTGGAAATCAAGGAATGACTCCATGAGCTCAGGCGTAATAGTCGAGTGGTAGCGCTCGCCCTTTACGTGCAGCTCGAACCGAGGCCAGTCTGCAAATTCGACCTTAGGCATCTTAGCGTCAGGCTCACGCAAGAGCGTCTCAAGCAAAGCCAGTGCAGATTCGTCGCTATCAATTACTACAGTACCCATCCTAGGCCTCTCCATCGCAATGGCGCGGAAAGCTACCACATTGCCACTACAAAAACCTAGCGGTTACCTTCTCCTCCTGTCCACCCATCCAGCGTGTATGGAATGCCAGTAGCCGGGCTGGCCGGCGACGTAGTAGCGTTGTGCCTCCATTTTAGATCTGGAGACAGGGACGCAGATGACAATTTCCCAACCAACGCCAAACAGCCTTGAGTTACGACCATCCCAAGAAAGCATTGATGCCTGGGTCAGGGGAGCTTTGCTTCAACGAGCAAATTTGCTGCTGTCGACTGATAACGCCAGCGCAAAGGCGGCTCTTGCCAGCTATGGCATTCCCAAATTTGTCGACGAATTCACGATTTATGCAAAAAGCTACGGCTGGTACATAACTCCGCAGGATCGCCCATATCTGATCCACATGGCTGGCCAGCTTCCAAACTAAGGAGAGATTTCCCGGGCCTTTGCCTGCAAGCCCAAGGACTGGGATGCGCCAAGTTCGGCGCGATTTATGACCTGGAGGTCAATGTGAGTGAGTATGTAGTCGCGAGCGACGTTCCATACGTCCCTGTTAGATTCATGAACGAACAAGGCAATGTGACAGATGCTCCCCCAGGAAGACCTGTAGTGAAGGCCGTCTTGCGCCATGATCCACATCACGGCAAGGGAATGGAGATCGCTTCGCCATGCCGGGAGGTATACGCCTTAGTGGACACGGGGGCCGACAATAACTATGCAACCCCCGAGCTGATAGCGGAATCTACCTGCCCTCAAATCGGCACGGCGACAGTCCATGGAGGAACATCGTCAGCTGATGCAACGCACCATCTTGCGCACATTTTCTTTCCGGAGTTGGGCACGCAAATTGAGACCGACATTTACTCCGCAAAGTTGCGGAATAGCGCTGCGACGGAGCATATGGTCATTGGGATGCTGTCGATCAGTTGCGGTCGACTGGTAATGGACTTTAAGCAAGGTATTTATCGCCTTTACTTGGGATAGATACGCTCCGTGCAGTTATGCAGGTTATCGCAGGCGCATGCGACTCTGAATTCGGCTCACTTCTAAGCCCAACAAATAGTAGCTCTGATGCGTCGAATGTATCGGGCTGCTTTAGTCGGATGACATTCTGAGATTCATCCCAATTGAACACTGAGGGCGGCACGGCGGCGCCCGTTCCGCCTGTGACCCTAGTTGTCAACGCACTGACAGCCACAGCGCCCGCCTCGCGTGATATATCCATCACCGCCCCCCCTGCGGCCCTGCCGCATCATGTGGTTAGTTGTGCATCTTTATGCCTGAGGATCAGGCGTGTTCGGTCCATCCAAGGCCCCCCGAAAACAATAATTTCTGAAGGCCGTCCGTAGAGGTGATGCAGCAGAAACGGTCCCGAGCCGAACACAGCCGTCTCTTCGCCTGGCAGCGTTGCATCCGCGCCGAGGTAGATCCCGGCATGGTTCGGGTGCTTGGTGCGCCCTACTTCCATCACGATCATATCGCCACGCTGCGGGCTGCCCACTCGCGTGAAACCAGCAGCTTCATAGGATTGCTCGTAAAGGCTCGGGCCATCTGCTTGCTCCCACCAGCCGTCCTCACGCTTGAAGGCTTCGAACTCCAGACCCCATTCACGCCTATACCAGTCGGCGCAAACCTGCCAACAGTCCCAGGCACCATGTACAAACGGGCGTTTCAGCAGAGGTGTGTTGCCTGTAGGAACAATGGTGCGCAGATCGCCCTCTGGCCAGCTCAGGATATGCCAGGGTAATTCCGTAGCCTCACACATGGCCAGGTCGCGAGGCGATGGCCTGCTGGTGGCGTCCGGGTGTGAGTGAACGATGCCGATCACTTCGCCGATGTCTTCAGCAGCGGCGTAATCCTCGGGGACAATTAGGAACTCTTCGGTCGGGTCGGTCGCGGTGTTTGAGCAGGCGAAGTATTGGTGCTTGCGACCAACTGCCAGCAGCAGGCCGCAGCACTCGCGCGGATATTCAGCAGAAGCATGGGCCCGCACCGCCTCCAGGATGTACTTGAACATGGTCAGCCCCTCGCGATCAGTGAGACAGCTGGGAAGCCGCCGTGGCTTAGCTCGTTTCCTTCACCAAACCGGCACTCGCACCCTGTTTTGAGCAACGCGTTGCACTGATCCTTTTCAGGGTCATCCGTTGGTTGCCCTTCCATGTCGAAATAGGGGCCTGTGTATTGGCAGTTCGGGCCCCTGTAGCCGCCCGTCAATGCCCAGTGACACAGCGTGGTCATCTGCCGGCCGATGGATTCGCCGCCAACGTCGCCCGGGCTGGCCAGCTCCCACGAAACGGTCTCGCCGTCTTCGTTGGTCTTCTGGTCCAGATACCAGACCTCAATGGATTCCTGGGTCGGGTCCGCCTCAGGGTTACCGTCAGGGAAGTTCGCGGCATCCAGGTACCGACCAAGCGTGTGCCGCATTGTGAGCTTGAAATCGAGTAGATCCTCAAAAGCGAGGCAAAGCGCAGTGATTCTGCCGCTCACGTTCCCCACTGAGAGGGTTGGCCGCACTGCTGTACCGTCGCCGTTGGCTTCAATGCCGTCAATTTGCATCGGCCAGGCGCCGTACTCGAAACCTTGCCACCAAATAGATTTAGCCGGGAGCTGATCTGCAGCTTCCCCAGCATTCAATATTTCCTCCAGCGTGTGCGGTATGGCGTGTCCATGGAAGCGCAGAACGTCCGCACCGTACTCCGAACCATCTAGCTCAAAAAGCAGCGCCTCGCTTCCAGGATCGAGCGCCTGGATGTCACTAATCAGCGGCATGGTTTCCCCTTAGGGCTTGAAGGCTCGGCCGAAAGTGGCCGTGAGTTTGAAAACTCCACCACCAACTGGAGTGGGGACCGGGTCTTTGCAGGTGAACATTCCGAGCTGACCAAGCGGGGTCTTCCAGAGAAACGCCTTCGCGCCGGCGTGCCGATCCAGGAAGGCCATGATCTCCATCACTCTGGCCTTTGGCCCGGTATGGGAGATCGGGTAAGAGTCTTCCTTATTGTTCGGGCCGTCTCCTGACTCCTGCTTGTATCCGTCACCAAACTTGGCGGTCCGAACCCGGTAGGTGATCTCAGGTGAGCTTCCAGTTTCGGTGGGCCAAGTGAATATCTCCATTGCCATCACGCTCTCCCCCTAGAGTTACGGAAGCTGACACCGCCGCCGCGCCAAGAGTCGGCGACAGCCTTTTCAGCGGCGGCTTTCATTTGGGTTTGTAGGTTTTGAGTCAGGGCCGCTTGATCCAGCTGCATCCCCTTTGAGCTTCGATCCTCGGTTACCACGGTGACTGGGGCGCTGATGCTGATCGATGATCCGCCGCCGCTGCTCAGTGCCCTTACTCCCAGCTGTCCCCCAGCCGTCCGGGCGAGAGGCATGATCGCCTCATCCCCCGCCTCACCCATCACTCCGGTTCTGCCGTTGGCCATGCCGAAGGCAGTCGGAGTGCTCACGACGCTATTGGTGAACGCGCCACCGTTGGCAAACATCTGGACACCATCGCGCCAAGCGCCCCCTTTGGCCTGGGGGAAAGCCACGGTTGCCGAGCTCGCGTCGAATTGACTGGCAAAGTTGCTTGCCCCTGCCTGCGCCCCGCCAGCCGTGGCGGACGCAGTTGCACCGCCAGCCCCTCCTGCGAAGTAGCTCGTTGCAGCGCCAACCAGCGTGCTCAGCAATGCCGAACTCGCTTGCTGAGATGCAATGCGGGCCATATCGGAAATAATCGACTTCGAGAAGTCCGAGAACTTGAACTTCCCTGTGGTCGCGAAGTTTGCGATTGCATCGCCCATCGAGCTGAACGCATTGGTAAACAGGCTTTTCGTCTGCCCAGCCGCGTCCCGAGCTGATTCCAGGTAGTTCTGCCAGGCTGACGTTGCACCACTGCGCCAATCGCCCTGGGCCACCGACATCTGCTCGTAATTACTGAGCGTCGTGTCCTTGAGGTCTGCCTCACTCTGGTTGATAGCCGTCAGCTTGGCGATGTACTCCTCGGCGCTCATGTTGCGCGAGGCGTCCGCCTTGTCGCGCGCAAGATCCAGGCGCTGCTGGTTGGCCTTGTCCTCGATACCGTTGATTGAGCTGGTAAGCGATGCCTGACGGTCGCCTTGGCCGAGGCCTACAACTGCACGCTGCCCGGCGCGCTGGAGCGCAAGGTTCTGCTGATCCAGAGCATCGGTGTAGTTGCTGATGGCAAGCTTCTGCTTGGCGAGTCGGCCGGTTTCAGCGGTGGCCAGGACTTCCAGCTGGCTATCGGCGTCCTGCTGAGCCTTGACCATGCTGGTGCGAGCGTCAGCAATCTTCTGGTCCAGCTGAATTCGCTGGACGGCAGAGGTCGACGTCTTGCCCCGAACCGCTTCCAGCGCAGCAATCTCGGACTCATACGCCGAGGTTATGTCGCCCTTTTCCTGCTCAACAATTGCAACGCGCTGACTGCTATATGACTCGGCTGTAATGAGACCGGCCTTCTGCGCAGCTTCAAGCTCCTTCTGCGCATTTTGGTAGTAGCTGATGATCGACTTCAGCTGGTTCTGCGCTGTGTTGAATGCTGTCAGATCAACAGCGCCCGCTGCGGCTGGTTTAGCGTCTTTGTTCTTCTCGGCGATGTTCGAAAGGCCCTGGGCCACGGCCTTAGGACTGACTGCGGGATCGTTGGCGTTTGCCTTGCGCAGCTTTTCGACATCTGCCAGATATTCTTTCTGAAGCTTGTTGCGCTTCTCCAGCGGAGTGAGGTTCGAATCATTCGCGGCTTTGATCCGGCGTGCAGCGCCGATCCCGTCTTCCTGAATCTTGGCCTGCTCACCATCGTACTTCGCTATGTCGGCCTTGGCAGCCTTCTCATCACGCAACATATTCAGCTTGTTGTCGTAATAATCGATCATCACCTGTTTGTTTTGAAACAGGCCGACGTCCCCGTTTTTAGCGTCATCAAGGTTTTTCTGGGCCTGCTCGATATCCGCATCGATGTCAGGGCGCCCGATGTTCTTGAGCGAGTCGGCAGCCTTGGCAACAGCGTTGTAAGCCTTCTCCCAGATGCTCAGGTTTTCAAGAATCTTCGGCGTCCGGTCATTGATCGCATCAGCGAACTGCTCGGTTGCCAGCTTGACCGCGCCAGCATGATTACCTTGCTCTTCCAGAGCTACGATCTGCGCATAAACCGAGGCAGTCAGGTAATGGTATTGCTGGTTAAGCGCCTCCGAGGCCTTGACCGGATCGTCAGCGATCTTGACGAACTCAGCGATGGTTTCGCTGATTGCCTTGCCGGTTGCCTCCTTCATCGAAACTGCGGCTTCAGTGATTTCGAGAAAAGCACTGGACGCAATTTTCCCATTGCCTGCCAGGGCGGCCAGAGCCTCAGCGGCCGCCCCCGTTGTGCCTACGATTGCACTGACCTGTTTGGCCATCTCGGAGAGTTGAGTAGCGCTTAACCCGGCATAGCTGCCTGTGAGAATCAGTGACTTATTGAACGCATCGGCTTCCTGAGCGCCCTTGTAGTACGCAACCGAAAGCACGCCGACTACCGCCGCCACGGCCGCGAACGGCGCAATCAAAGCAGCCAGGCGCAAAGCAGATGTTCCAGCATTCGCGCCAATTTCCAGAAGATTGTGCGCAGCTACTCGAAAGTTTCCCTCCGCCAAAGCATTGCCCAACTGAAGGACGTTCTCCCGCGCTCCCTTGGAGTTCAACCCGAACTTCGACGTGTCATCGCTCAGCCCCTTGATACGCTGGCGAGCTGCATCAATATCGGCAGAGTAAGTTTTGAATTCGTCTTCGCCAATGACTCCGCTGTCTCGATGTTTTTTCAGCTCATCGAGTTGATCGTCCAGCTTCTTCAAGGCTGCTTGTGCCGGGCTGATTTTTCCTAGCAGCTTCTCCAGCCCTTCGGTCTGGACACCCGTTGCAGCGGCGGCCTGCTTCGTAGCCGCGGCCACTTCGTCCGTCGAGCCGATCAACGCATCGGACATTGATTGGAGCCGTTTCTGCAAATCGACATAGTTGGCAGTGGACGCACGACCAGCATCCATGGCCGACGTGTTGCTCTTAACGCCGGCAGTTAACGATTGGTAATACTGGCTCGCCTCAAGTGAGGCCTTGGCCGTTTCCAATAATCGGGTTTTGGCGTCATCTGTGGCTTGAGCCGCCTTTACCTCGGCGGCCGCAAGGTCATCGGCAGAAGCGGCGGTCTTTTTGAAGCTGGCCGCCACATCCTCTGCAGCCTTCTCAGCTTTGACCCCGGCCTGGGTAAGTTTGTCGAGGTCAGTTGCAGCCGTCGCGGCCTGACTGGAATCAACCTCAAGGCCGAGCTGCGCGATGGTTCCCGACATGATGACTCCGTTATTTCGATTCGCTCATGACGAGCAAGGCTTCGGCCTCCATTACGCGAAGGTCTTGGAAAATGCTTTTTCGGGTTTTCTTGGGAATGTCGAGCAGGGACAAGACCGCTGGGAGCGATCCGTAATCAAGGCCAGTCGGACCAGCCATGCCTACGCGCCACTGAGTACCCATGGCATCCAGCGCGAGGAATGCAGTCCAGTTGTCTGGGAAAACCTCAACCGTATCGTCGAGGTCGTCCGCAGAAAGTCCGTACAAGGAGAGCTGCTCTGGCGGTGCCGAAGCCCCGTACAGAGCTTGCGACACCTCGATCAGTTTCCCAGTCGTGCCGTTGCAAAAGCCTGCTGATAGGCATCGACAATGGCCTGACCTGCACCTGCAGAGGTTTCAACCAAGGCGCGGATGGACTCAGGGCTCAACTTGTCTTCGAACCCCCAACCAGATACTAGAGCCTGAACTTGCTCAACCTGGCGCTCGATGTCGGCCTCGGTCACATCGATCAGAGTGAGTTCATCCGCTTTTGCAGCGAAGGATTCCTGATCTTCTTTGACCTTTGCTTGCCATCCAGCGAACAGCGCAGCCAACTCTTTGCGGTCGCGATACCGGAATTCAAACGGGACCTTTATCACGGCCCCGCCAACCCGAGGGATATCGACGTCAGCCTTGAACGTCGGGTTTTGGGCGATTTTGAACTTCGCCATGGATTACACCGCCGCCGTAACGTAGCGAGTCGGCTCAGCCTGCAGCGCGAGGTTGACGGTCCGGGTCAGCAGGTTGTTGCGGGAAACGGCCGGCTGCTTGGAGAACGAGGTGTAGGCGCCGTACAGCAACTGGTCGTTGCCGGGGAGTACAAGACGTGCAGCCTGAACCTGCTTGCCGGCATCAGCCTTCAGAAGGATCGAGTTGAACGGCTTGGCAGGATCATCCGCGATTGTCAGCGTCATGCTGGTGGCCGATTTGTCGGTTGGGATCTGCCTGCCTTGGTCGTCTTCAAGGAAAACCACGTCTAGGTAATTCTGATCGCCGCCCGAGAAGGCCAGGTCGCTGATCTGAGGGATCTGCACCCACGTCAGAATTTTCTTCATGCTGCCTACGCCGCCGCCGGCCGGGAAAACGGTCACGTCGCTGGTGTCGATCGATTCCAGAGTAATCGCGGTTGCAGTTGCAGCTTTCACGCGAACGACCCGGTTATCCAACTTGCTCCAGCCGGAACTGAGCAAGACGATATCGCCCGACTCGAGCGCGCCCCCAATGACAGTCGCAACGGCCTCGGTAGCGTTCGAAATAGCGCTGAAGGCCAGCACCGCCTCATAGGTTGCGGCATGCTGGAAATAGCCGCCGTTCGGGATTTTGTACGCCATTGGTGTTTCCTCTTCTCAGAAATGACAAAACCCGCTCGATGGCGGGTTTCGGGGTTGCCCAATGGGCGAATTATTCTGTGTCGGCTCGATACTGGAACGAGGCCGAAACGGACAGTGTTGTATCAACAGTAATCACAGGGCCCGGCTCAACCGGCGTCAATACGATCACCTCGAAGTCGCCCTGTGCCAGGCGCAGATACGCGGGGAACACGTCAGCGAGCTCTTCGACCAAGCCCTCTGCGTCACCGCTGCCGTTGCCGACGGGCGTCACTACGTTGATTTGGAACACACCGGTGTACACGCGGTGGTCACCAGCCAATGTGTTGGTGTCCGTGCCGGCAGGCAGTGCAAAGCAGCTCAGGTACGTCTCGTCGACTTCGGGCACGAACTCAGCGCCTTGGTACGCAACGCGCAGGGCTTTATCGGCGGCCCACGCGGCAAGTCGTTGCTGATAAAGCAGGCGGATGGTCAGGTGGCTCATATCTGATGGTTCCTGATGGCTTCGAGCACGATCTGTTGGAAGCGCGCGACGGTGATGCGCACCATGCCGCCAGGTGCCTGAGTCGAATGGCCAAACTCCAGCGGAATCGCGTAAGGCAGCGAATTGGTGATATAGCAGGTGTCGCCAGCACTGAATTCAATGGCGCCGCTGACGATCCGCGCAGTTGATTTGTTCCCGCTCGGGTCCACTTCATCGGTCGTCGTGCTGTCCGGGCTCCCAATGCTGAACATCCAGTTGCCGCGAAATCGGCCGCCGACGTAGCCGCTGCCGGAAACCAGACCGTTTACGTTGAAGTTCTGCACCCGTTCGGCTTTGGTCAGAGGCTTTGCATACTTCACGCCGCGCTTGAGTTTTCCGGCCTTGGTGAAGTTGCTGTCGGTCAGATTGATGACCGTGTTGCGCACCGCGACCTTGAAGTCGTAGTCATCAGCGGCGCGTGTATTCGCTGCGCGGTGAGCGACATTTGCTGCCCAAATCTCAGGATTCCCCACCGGTGACATGCGGATGACGCTGGAGCCGAGTTCGATGATGATCTCGCGCATACTGGCATCAATGGCGCCCTTGGCCTCTTCGGCGAACTTCGCAATGCTGAGCGCGAAACTGCCAGATTGACCTGCGCCTGCCCTGCTCACGACCTCACCTGCAGCTCATACAGCAGTGGCGTACCGGCAGGGTTGATCTCTTTGAGCGGTGGGATGATTGACCAGGTCTTGTTCTGGACAATGACCTTGCTGAGCAGTGTCGGTGGTGCTGATAGCCCACTCGCCGCGATCTTCAGCTTCTTGTCGCCCACCTTGATGAGCGTGTTGGTCTGGAATTCTTGCCCGGTGAAGTCCTGAAGGATTCCTTGGGCGGTCCGCTCGGTGACTGTGTCCAGGCCGGTCTTGCCCCTGGCAGGGTCGTAGACGCCTTTTACCGTATCGCGAATGGTTACTGGCTGACCAAACTCGGTGATCAGCTGAAAGGCCATCACGGCCATCTCGTCATAGAAGGCCATCAGGACTCCAGATGCAAAAAACCCAGCGCAACGGCTGGGCTTATTGATTAGCTATAGGACAAGGTAACCGTGCCGAAGCCGCGACTTTTCAACTCTTCCAAAATTTGCTCCAGAGTCGATTCAGACAACGATTCGCCAATATCTTGCTTCTTGGCTTCCGCCTCGACCTCCTCATCATCGACCTCGAAAAGGACCTTGTTGAGCTCTTGCCAAGTCCCCATTGTCGGCTGCGACTCGCCACGCTCATAGCGGCCAGGCATCACTCCCGAAATGCCCGCCTCCTCGGCCAACTGCGTCAGAGTGAGGCCCGCTTCTTTGCGCGCTGACCGAAGTGCAGATGGGAAATTACTGCTTTTTGGGTTGGGTAGCATGGCAAAACTCCTGTAGTGAGCCGCCAAAATATACACCTAAAACCAAACGATCAAGATATTTTTATATCATGGCCAGTATTCTTTTATACCCTTACCGCGAACAACCCACGCTTCAGCAGGTAATCAGCAAACTGTGTCGCGCTAGGCCGATCTGGCGCAGCCGGAAGCAGCCGCGAGCTGTTGCTCGGGATTACCGCGTATTCCCGAGTGACAGCGCCCTCGACACGATCCAGCGTCACCGCACCTTTACGCTGCTCGACAGGATCGATGTCATCAGCGTGAATCTCGGCGGCCAGAGCCATCTGACCGTACTGGATGCGCGCCGGAAGATAGTTGTCCGCCTTGATCTCATGATCCAGGTGGACTTCCCGGCGCGGCCAAGCCAACGCCTGATCGCTGTCGGTCTTGCGCCCCTTCCAGGTCATACCATCCATCACCAAGGCCGCCCGGCGCAGCAGTGCTTCCTGAGGAGCGACGTCAGCAGGGATGACCACGCCGAACTTTACGGCGTATAGGGTCAGGTCTGCAGCGCTGGCGTAGCTTTCGGCGTCAGGCTTACCGGTGCCGTCCTCGATGATGAGTGCCATGGTTTATTCCGCTGGAATTAGGGCTTGAAGCTCGGGTTTCAGTGCGCCGGCATCATACTCGATACCCTTGCCGGTGAGCCAAGCGCGCAGCTCGTCGACCTTCATCTTGTTCGGATCGGTTTCAGGTTCGTCCTTTTCAGGCTTGCCTGCCCATTCCGGCTTTAGCTTGGCCGTCGGCGCCTTCTCGACGGCGCCGTCACGACTGTCCGTTACGTTGGCGTCGATGATGACCAGCCCGGCCTTCTTGGCCTGCGCCTTCACGTCGCCTTCATAGCGATGGAATGGCCCCGGCAGGTACCAAATGTTGTCGTCGCTCATGATCAAATCTCCGTTGCGCCGGTATTTCACGGCGCAGTAATGTGGTTACTGAGCAGCGTCACCGATCAGAGCAACACCGGCGGTGTCTTTGATGCTGGTAGCGGTCTTGTCCCAGTTAGTGCCGGTAGCCAGAGCGGGATTGGTTGGAGACTTGCCACCGTTGATGATGTCCCAGGTATAACCCTTGAGGCCGAGGCCGAAGGTATAATCAACCTGGATTGTCGTCTCAATGCGAGCCTTACCGTTGTCGGTCGATACGTTCGAAATAATGTCGCGGTTGTCGTGCACCAGTGCCGCACCAGTCGCCAGCGCCAAGATGATTTCTTTGTCCGGCGTGCCAGCCTGCGCAAGCGCAGGGGCGTCCGTTACGACGGAGATCTTGCCGAGAATATCGACGACGCGAACGTTACCAGCCAGGAACAGGTTGGCCGGGTTCGCCAGACCTTGGCCGACCAGCTTGTGCCAGGTGCTGCCCTGCATTACCTGAGTCACAAGGTTCTGACTCGCATCACCGAATTTCGCGTGAGTACTGTTCAGCGCGGACTGGCTGATGCCGGCGGTAGCCGAGACATCGTTGGTAGCTGCGGCCTGAGCGGTAATAGCCGCAACCAGCGCGGCGATTGCGGTGTTCAACTGATCCTTCAGCAGCACTTCGGCAAACGCACGGCTCGCAACTTCAATGCCCTGCACAGTCGGACGTTGCAGCCAGGTCATCTGAGACGGCTCGTAGCGCAGCGGGCCGAAACCACCCGCTACCTTCACGGTATTGTTTTGCAGCTCGGTCAGGTCGACCGGAGTTACTGTGGCGTTCGCGCCGTAGCGATCAACGCGGCGCTGAGCTGCGCCGAGGTTCTGAAAGAACGACTCTTGCAGGAAGTCGCCAGTGAAGCCGTCCGGGGATAGCACGATGGCGCCATTGCTGGCTTCGTTGAACGCCTGAAGCATTTGATCCAGCGTCTCGAGAGTCGCGGGCATGATGTAATCGTTAAAAACCTGCATTTGTGCCAGGGACATAGGTCAATCCTTACTTAAGAGGGATGTCAGAGAATCGGGAGGCGATTGCCGCCGTACGCTCTGTCTTGGTGCCGCCAATGTTGCCTTTTGCGGCCCCGCCGCCATTCCCAGCACCTGCAGCCCCGCCGCCAGATGCCTTGCTGCCTGCGATCAATGGCGCGAACGCCGAATCGCCTGCGATTTCTGCTTTCAGCTCGTCCAGCGTTGCCGCCGAGAGCTTTCCAAATTGGTCGAGTACGACAACAACAGGCTTCCCATCACGCTGCTCGACGCTCAACCGGCGTTCGATGTGCGGTAACAGAGCTTTTGCGCTGCCAGGAATTGCCAGGGCAGACGCAATGTCAGTAGCGGTGCGACCAACAGTCAAATCCCGGATTTGACCGCTCAGGCTGCCGCGCTCCTGTTCAAGCAGGCCGTTCAGTTCAGCTTCGCGGCGATTGAATTTCTCGGACCAGGACTTTTCGATCTCTTCGACGTTGCCGGATTTTCGGGCAATTTCTTCGCGATCTCGTTGCGCCTGCTCTTCGGCTTCGCGCTTCAAGCGCTTGGCCTCTTTGGTCTCGTCGAGCAGGGTCTGAAGCTGCGCCTTGAGTCCTGATACGTCTTCAGCTTCCGGCAGGCCCTCAATGCCGAGAACGAACTTTCCATCCTTCTCGACATACATGGCTTGGGTGGCTTCGTCGACGCCTTCGAGGGTGTCGAGTGTGAACTTCAGCATTGTTTGTCTCCCAGAGACGTTGGTGCAGGCCCTGCCCGCCGAGGAAAACCCCGGCATGTGCCGGGGCCGTACTGTTTCGCTATCCGTGCCGAATACTTTCTTGCAGATTCTAAATTCGACACGTAGGATGAATAGAGTTTTAATTCACTCCACACAAATGCTCTTTACCTGCTGAGAAAAATCCAATATTTATTGAATAGAGATCGACATGACCGAGCCAACAAATCCAAACGCTGCAATCGTTATCGTTCAACCTGCTGCCCAAGCCACTTTCTCCAAAACAACAATGGCCAAAGTGCGGCTGACTCAGCAGCATCTCACCGACACCAAGGCGAGCATGATTAATGACATGTCTACCCAGCGACTTAGCCCACAGGCCATGTTTGAGAAAATTGATCAGTTGCAGAAGATTCAGGTCAGCCTTGATGCGGTAGCTGGCGCCGTTGAGGAAACCGTTCCTGAAGTTTTTACTGATGAGGATGCGGTAGGTATGCGCACCCTCAAGAAGGAGCATGACCTCACCGACGTCGAGCTCGCCAAGCTCTACGACACCAACCAAAGCAAAGTGAATCGGTTGCTCAACAGCCCTATCAAGAGCTAATTCCTGCCCGCTCGAACGCCAGCGGCTCAAGTGAGCGCATCTGGTCGAGGGTCAAAGGTGAAAAGTTGCGGTCGAGTTGTAGCTCCGAGAACCGTTCGACAGTCAGCCCGCCATCACGAAACAGTTTCGCGCGGACCGGGCCAATGGCCTGATTTTGAAATGCTGCCGGCTGCTCTTTAAGCCAGTCGTAATACGTGAGCCCTGCCGACACCTGTCCGCCGCCATTCGGGCCGACTGATGCACGCGTGGCGTCCTTGCTGAATAGCGCAGTGAAGCGAGTGACGGCCACCACCGTGGATCGGCAGTTAATATGCAGTGGCGGGCGCGGACCGACACCTAGCTTGAAGCGCCTTCCATCAAGCGATCGGCATTGAGTGGTCGTTTTGTTGTCCAGCGTCGAGACCCAATCGACCTCCTCGACAATGTCTGGGTTCACCTTGAATGTCTCCAGTCGCGCTTGAGTGGCTACGTGCTGAACTGCGGTACGCACAATCGCGCCCGCATTACGGTCCGTCGTCGCAAGGATGCCGTCGGCATATCCCAGCGCTTTCGTCCCGCGAACAGTCTTGATGATCTGGAAGTTCGTCTGGCCTTCGAAAAAGCCCTGCCTAATCGCGCCAGTGATGCGCTGACGCTCAGTTGATGTCCAGCCATCGATAAAGGCTTGAAGCAGCTTTCCGCCATCTGCGCCGCGCACGCTGAGCGGGTTGGTGAAGATGGCCGCCCGGATCACGGTTGCCCCCGGCAGGATCGCATTGAACGAAGCTCCAGCCGGCGCCGTAGTGGTCAGGCTAGTAGCTTCGAACTGGGCCTCGTAGCTCGCGATATCTACCAGGTCGAGCGTCAGTTGCCCGCTGTATTTATCAAAGATGCCCAGCAGCAGGCTATCAACGCCTGCCAGCAGCGCGGTCAAGCGCTTCAGGTTGTAGTCGGTAATGTCGGCCTTGGTCAGTTGCTCGCGAACGCTACGGTCGATTTCTTTGAGAAATGGGGCGAATTTCTTCACCTCGCCCGCTTTCAGTTGCTCAAGAAATACCGCGTGCCGAACGGTTGCGTCATACAGCGCCTGGCTTGCTGCCATTCGAATTCACTCCAGTCGTGTCATCGAGACCAAGGCCGGAAGCGCTGGTTTCAAGCTCGCCGCGAATGCTGTCGTCGTCCTTTTCGGGATTAATGACACCGCGATCACGTAAGTAGCGCCAGAATTCGGACTCAGGAAGCAATCCGCCGCGAACAGCGTTGAATAGTTGAGCGACGATATTCGCGTCCAAACTGACCTGCGTGAAGTCTTGGTTGAGCTTGTAAATCGGCTCGCCAGTGGCATTCGTGAAGGCGGCCATCCAGACAAGGCATTGGCAATAACCTTCGCTGACGTTGCTTACCACCAAGGACAGCACGCTGTGCTCGGCTGCGCTGTCGTTGTCGGCCTGGGTGGCAGTCTTCACCGCACTACCCCGCTCGATCAGCCGGGCGCCAAGGGCAATCATCTGCGTTTCCTTGGTGTCCATGGCCTCCTTGGCTACGGTGTTCGGCTGAGCCTGCATCAACCCGCAGGCGCCATTAACTGGTAGCAGCCAAGGTGCCCGGGCACCGAGGTAGATTCCGGTCTTCTCCAGGTGATCGCGCCAATGCTCGTCCAGGCCGGACATCCACGGTTGCGGCTGGCCAACCAGGTAAGCGGCTTCCTCGTAGTCGGCGCTGTTGCGGTAATGGCCGATATTGACTTCCGCCATGTCGTACAACGGAGAGTCATCGATGCTGGTGTCGTTGTTCTCACTGCCAAGGAATTGAAACGGGATTGATCGCCACGACTGGCCTGAGCCATCCAGAGGCGCAAAAGGCGCGACCCTCATATTGGTAGCGCTACTGCCCTCCTCCCATACCTCTTGGGTGTAAACGCCGCCTTGATCTAGGCGCAGCACGCGAAACTGAACCACCTGCTCACTGCCGAATCCGTCATCTGTGTCGACGTCGACCGTCTCGCGCAACACAACCAGACTCAAGAGGCGCTGCCCACCAACTTGGCGAGTTTTCCAGTTGATGATTGCCTCGGCCGGGTAGCTTGAAATGCTTGCCCGTGCGCGGCCAGCCTGTTCGTCTGCCTTGCTAACCGTGCCCGCTTCGACAGCGGCGTAATCTACCAGTAGACCGTGACGGCCAACTTCGAGCAGGTGCCCGACTACCGACTGCGACTGCTGATAAATACTCACACCCTGCCCGTCTACGTCCTTCGATACGTAGTCAAGCGCACCCGGAACGGTCAGCGTTGGCCATGTGCGGAACACCGCACCCACAAGACTGTGCTTTGTTCTGCCCGTAGCGTTGTAGAAGACTGCGCGCTTCTTGTAAGCCTCGTAGCGCTCTCTGTTGTCCTGAGTGGTATCAGCGGCATTCGGCCTTGGCAGGTAGTGATCACCAGATGCCTTGATAGCTTCCGAGCCTTTACAGACGTCACGCACCAAGCGCCAGCGGTATCGCGCCGCTTTGTACTCGGGGCGGGTAAAAGTGACGTCCGTCATCGGGCGAATCCCATTTTGATTGAGGTGACGATCGTTTTGATCGGATAGCGCTTGGCGATGAAGTAGCCAGCGGCGTCGTTCATGTGGTCGTGCCCCTTTTTCGGGTCCTTGTCTGGCTCGCCCTTGTCCGTGTAGGTCTGGCGCTCCAAGCACTGCACAAGCTGCGGGCACTGGTCAGGGTTGACCTTGAGGCGTCGCTCGCCGTAGCTGTTCAGGAACATGGCGTTCAGGGCGTTGACCCGATCTTTAACGCCGGGGTTGGTCGAATCCACGATGACGGTGAATCCGGCCTTCTTCAGCAGGGATAGATCCGACTCACTGGCATTCTTGCTGCTGGTGTTCTGGCCGCTGGCATCCGGATAGACCGTGATGCCGTGCGCAGGGAAGCGTGCTTGAATCCTTTCGATCATGTCTGGCGTGTCGCGAACGGTGTGCAGTTCATCCAGAGCCAGTGGCAAGCCGTCGCGGATCACGTAGACCACGGCGCTCATCTTCATGACGTTGAAGTCCATGCCGATGTGAAGCTGTTCGCCCGGTTTGATTCGTTCGGCTGTACTGCAATCGGCGCGGTTGAACGTGTAATAAACGACGCCCTGGTAATTCTCGAAACTGGCTTCGTACTCTTGCCGGAATGTCCGGGGGTCCATCTTGCGACGGGCCGCCTCGATCTCTTCTGATGGGACGTTGCCGCCATCGAGCGAGGTGTAAAGCCAGCTACGGTGATCAGGTTCATGGCCTGGCTTGCCGTCCTGAAAGGTGTCGTAGCAGTGGTTGAAGCCTTTCGGGGTGCCGATGCGCAGTGCATGGCCGCCCTTCCTGACTTCACCTGTCGGTAGCGTGTAGGTGCAGGTCGAAAGCATCGGCCTGATGACTTCTTCCCACGCGGCGTATTTGCAGTCTGCCCACTCATCCACAAGGATGAAGAACAGGCCGGAGCCGCGCAGGTCGTCGTAGTTCTCAAGGCCCACGCAGCGCATTAAGTGACCACTTTTCAGGGTGATCAGCATGTCTGTTTCGTTTGGCTTGCTCGCCATCCATGATTTCGGGATGGCTTGCTTCAGTCGGCGCCAGAACACCCGGCGCGCTTGCTTCTGTGTCGGAGCGGCGTACCAAATTTCATCCTCGACGCTAACATTCCACTCAGAAGCGAGCTTTGCGGCGCGGCGCATCTCAGCCTTGCCGAGGAATGTCTTACCGAACCGGCGACCACACACCGCATCACGAAAGCGCGCGTCAGGCTGGAAACCCCAGCAATAGATGTTTGCCTGTTTCGGTGTTAACGCGATCAACACATCAGAGATACGGGCTGGCAGGGACATCTTCGTCAGGCCTCAGCACGTATTCAGCGGCAGGCTCGGCACCCGCCTCTGATCCAGGGGGCTTGATTGGGTCAAGGCGGCGATTCATGTAGACGTCCCCTACCTCTTTGGCGGCCTGCTCCAATAGCTGGGCAGTCAAAGCCATGTTCTTCATGTTCTCGGCTTTCTCAGCCATTCTCCCAAGCGTTCGAAGCCGGAAGGCTCTGTTGGCTATCGGGATGTCGGCGGTCTCTTCTCTGAATCGTCTACGGGCGTCATGGAATAGCTCAACCCACTTTGCGCCCAGCCCTCGACCGGCAAACTTGGTCGGGTCGTGGGATTCGCACTGCTGGCGAGTTATTTCCATCCCGAATTCAGTCTTGACCGATGCAACCACTTGAGATGGCGTATCAAAGCAGGCCAGAGCCTGAACGATGAAGGCTTTGACCTCGCTTCGTAGTACCGCCATAGGGTTCTCATCCGTCATAACCTGTCATGAAAGTCAGGCCGACTTGAGCAGACAGGTTCCGCAGGCCCTCGAAATGTTTAATTTGCCGACCTCCGCAGGTTTGTTTGCTGCATCCACCAGAGCTTGAACGTCTGGGCTCGCACCGTAGCGGCGAACCACTCCGACGAACTCTTCGACGTCATGGCCGCGCATCTCAAGCTTGGGCAGACCTTCCTGCGTGAACTTGGGAGCGCCATATCCATCCTTTGCCTGGGCAATGTGGTACAGCTCATGCTCAACCAGAGCGCAGAAGTCGATATCGGGGCACTGAGCGCAGTAGTCGGCTGCCAAGGTGATGATGTAGGTGGGCACACATCCGAACCAGTCGAACATCTGCTGCTCCATCCGAGCCTTCTGCCACCCTCCTGCTCGGAAGGCGACTTGCTCAGCTTGGCCCAATACAGTGCGGCCCTGCTTGTTGAAGCTGGATGATGCCCACATCACACGGATGTCAGCGTCGATCAGGTGAGCGTGATCTGGGTTGTGAATACTGCCGGTATCGGCAAGGACCTCTGCTTGTATCCACTCCCACACTTCAGGCGCAGGAGTCAGGCGAAGACCGAAAGCGGATGGATCGAGAATCCCGAGCGGCAATATTGAAGGAAATGGCCTAGTCATATTGGCACCCAAAGAAAACCCCGCACTTGGCGGGGCTCGTTATACCTGAAGGTCGCTCTCAGCCCGCGCCAATGGAATAGATCAACGCCAGGCCAAGCGCGACAAGGGCCTCATCTGCTTCACGGCGGAAGCGAGTGTGATCAATCGAGGGGTTAGTCAGTGAGTCGCCTTGGTATACCTTTCCGTCTGCAGTGATCCGGATCGACCAGACGACTGGGTATTCGGTTTTCAGAGATAGACTGAGTTTCTCTTTGCGGATCAAAAGCCGGCCATATACCCCCTCATCGCCTACAGCTAAAACAAGATCTGCTCTCCCGTTGCCGAAAGGGGTTTTGATTAAGTATCCGCTATCGTCGGCTTGCTCGATCGAAGTGCCCCAGCACTCCGTGGGCACCCGTTCTGCAAACAAAGACTTCAGGCGCTCCATCACCTTCACTGCCATACCCGCAACTAGCTGGGTATCATTTACTGAACGCCGAACCTGATCGAATTGCTTTTCCGTTACAGGTAGAAATTCCATTTGCACCATCCTGCTCAATTTGAAGCAGCAGTATGCATCACCTCGCGCCACGAAACGGCGCATCTGAAAACGTGGCGCGGATTACTTGCTCTTGCTGCGCACGATCTGGGCGTCCACCTGATCGGCGCACGTATCGAGCAGGTTCACCGCCCGATCCTTCAACGCCCAGAGGTCGCCATTCAGGGCAAGGTCATCCTCGCTCTGGGTGATCCGCTCACAGGGGATCAGCTCAGGGGGTTCGAGCCTTACTGCTGTTGTCTTTACCACCATTGGCTGCGGGCTTCCCGCGCAGGCCGTCAGGCAGAGGCTGATCAGCCCACTTGCGAACAGCCGGACTCTTACGCTTGAGGTCTTCAAAGTCTTTCCTTGCCTTCAGGGCTTTCTGTTCGCTGTCTTTGAGGCGCTTGCTCAGATCGGCCTGATAATCGGCATTGCGTTTGGCTTCAGCCCGCAGCGTGGTGATCGTCGCCTGGCTCGCTTCATTGGCTTCCACCGCGTCCGTCTTGGCCTTGGTTTCAATGCTGACCTTGCCTTCGAGCGCGAGGACCCGGTACTGCTGAATCCCCACCAACAGAACGCCGACGAGGGCGATCACGACGGCAAGCGCAATCGCTTTCAATGTGCTCATGGAGAATCTGCCTTTCGCCCGAGAAACTTGATGATCAGCTCTCTGATCGCCGTGACCCCAACGAAGCCAATGGTCCCGCCAGCGGCGACCGACAGGCTCGGAGGCCAGGCCATCCATTCAATGACGCTACTGGCTGACAGACTCAGCGAACCGCAGATAAGCGCCTCAAGGACGATCCGCCATTTGTTCGCTTCCTTGGCTTCATAGAGGACACGCAGCAGCGAGACAGTGGTCGCCATGATCGCGCCCAGCCATAGCGGCGTACTGATGATGAGGTACAGCTGCGCCCAGAAATCAGGATTCTTTTCTGGCATGGACTTCATCCGGTGTCCTCCCTTTGGGGAGCTGTAAACAAGAAAGCCCCAGCAAATGCCGAGGTTCGTAATGGGCGGCATAGAGAAAGTCTATGAATTTTTTGGCTGAGCATTAGATCGGTTTAGAGACATTGTCATTCAGAGAAAAGGCTATGCCACTAGAACACCACTACCGGATCGATTACCTGTTACACGGCACTTGCAAATCTTTCTACGTCCGCGCTGCAACCATGAGCAATGCGGAAGCGTGGCATTGGGCGACATTAGACGCTGGTATCGGCCAGATTCCCAAGTACCGCACCGATCCGGTGCCCAAACTGAGCAAGCCTCAGGCCGAGCGGTTTGGACTCACCAACGTTGAATGGGTACTAACCTGATTGGCGCGTTCGTTCTCGCTACCGATGATCGCCGCCGCGGAGGGGCTGGAGGCGGCACTTGCCAGCGTTTAGTTGTATAGAGTGATGCGGGGTAGCGAGAGGAAAATCCCCGCATTGTTGCCTGCGCAACGAATGGCTCAGTGCACCTTCACGCCGGTCATCGGAACCGCCGAACCGTGCATTGCAGAGAACTCAGAGCAGCCTCATAGTGGCAAATTTACATCACAGAGACATGCACCATGCCGTGGCAGCGTTCAGACAACAAACGTTATTCAGGGAAGCTCGACAGCATCTTCGTATCGATCTTTGAGGCCTGGGATGCTGAACATTTTATTGATCAATATCTCGACCTACGTGGATACAAGGTTAATGACACAAACCGCGACCTCGTCGCCCTACGGCTCGAGGCTGTCCCTGGACGTCCTCCCTATCGGGCGCACCAATTGGTCGAATGGTTGGATGAGCAATACAAGATGGTCAGCCGAGGAGCAGCCGACCATTCCATAATTGACACCCCAACCCTCGGCCCCGTGCTCTCAGTCGGGCTATGAAGCTGTTGGGCCAACCGACCTCAGCCTCACAGGCCCCGTTGCGCCCCTTTCCGCACACGATCTAGCTACTCTAGGGTGTCTTTACCCCTGGCAGCGGTCAACATCAAACATGAAAGTTGGCCGCAACAGCACTCCCAGCTCAGAGCAATGGGTGTGGCGGAGCCGAAACTGCTGGGTCGCGTTGCAGTAACCCTAATTAGGTACATCCGGGAAAGCATCCACTTGGGTAGCGGCTTTCCTCGGAGGCAGGGAGATCCTACGTATTCAACTATCCAATCAAAGCGAAAGGGTCCGCGCTAGGCAGACCCTTTTTTATGCTCAGTGAAAGAGCATTTACCTCTCTAGAATCAAGGCAGTAGATCGTATGTCACGTACGCCTTGCCATCACCAGCCTGTGACAAAGCGACCCAAAGTCCTTTGCCAGCAGGAATTGTCAAAGGAAACGGGAGGCTAACAGACGCGCCAGCGTTGGAGCCCGCCGGGGCGTTGGTCCCGCGAACCGAGAGCAATACCGGCACGTTTACGGCGCTGTAGCCAGACGGCGCGGTTGCGCCCGCCGGGGCGTTGGTCCCGCGAACCGAGAGCAATACCGGCACGTTTACGGCGCTGTAGCCAGACGGCGCGGTTGCGCCCGTCGACAGAATCCCGTACGCGGCACCGACCTGCATGGTTGCAGTTCGGAGAATTGCACCATTTACGTTCTGAGCCGGAGTAAAAACAGCCTCCACTGCAGTTGTGCTGGTAGAGAAGAACTTTTCACCAATTTGTTCAGCCATTGTGTTCACCTATTGAGTCGAATGATTTTGTGCGGAGAATTCCGCTTTCATGTCGCTCAAAGGCGATGACTCGGGGCTCGTGGCCCTCACATGATTCAACGTCCCGCATCGGGAACATTTGATCTGGAGTTCGGTGTACTCACCCACTCGGGCAAGAAGTCGTTTGCGTTTCCCACATCTGCAATCTTTCAACATCTGCAATGCCTTTTGATTTCTGCTAGGCTCCGCCCCGCTCTCGCGAGAGTGAGGGGGTCTTGGCTGGCTTGCAGGCACGTTCTGCGATCTGGTGGCTTCAGGAGGTGTTCGCGCACAACCTGGAGTCGCCCTCTCTTTTTTCGCTACAACGCAAAAGCCCCGATCAATGTCGGGGCTTTTTGGTTTCTGATGGGCAATAAAAAACCCCGCCGAAGGACGAGGTTTGATTGATTTGAAGGCGAATACACCCGGGAAAGTGTCCACTTTAGTAGCGACTTTCCCCGGAGGGACTCGAACCCACGACCGGCGACTTAGTAAGAAGCTGCTCTATCCAGCTGAGCTACGGGGCCATAAAGGCATCGGCGAACCGACAACCAAGTTATACGCCCAAACTCTTGCACCTGCAATGCCATTCTGCCATCAAAAAAAACCGGCTCGGTGGCCGGGTTTGGTCGCTCTGGTTGTTTTAAGAGTCCAATTGATGCAGTAGTCGCTTAACCTCGCCAGCATCAATTTCGGCATGCATACCTTCGAAAAAGGAAACAACACCGCTCCGGCCAAGAGCCTCATAAAGCTCCTCGCCCGATTCTGTTCGCTCCATGGCGCCAATGATCGACGCTCCGCCACCCAAGGAAGCAGCTGGCCGGAGAAATCCGGACTCCTGTAGCTGCTCAGAAAGCAGTTCCGCAGCATCAGAGATGTCAGGGAATGGCTGATTTGCTTCAGTGCCCGCGCGCCGCAAATCACTGTAGTAAGTGATGCCAATCAACCTAGGCATAAACGTCTGCCCACCGCCAGCAGCACCGGCTAGAAGCCGTTTCACCAGTCCCCACATTTCCATGTGAAAAATCCTTTTGAGTAGTTTGCAAAAAGCCCAGCGGTTAGGCTGGGCTTCTTGTGGTCAATTTGTGGTCAATCCCCTGTGTGCGCGGGAATGACAGGATAGAGCGATATTGGCTCATTGGATCAGTGCCGTCAAGCAGCTTCTGACATCAATAGGCCTTCATGCTCAAGAATGTGCTGAGCCTCGACTAAAGCGCCGTCCACGGCCTGCTCAAGTGCCTTGCGAATGTCACGCCTCCACCGCTCTTGAGTCTTGATCGGGTGCGGCTCATCAGTCCAGTTGTCCATCAGGTACCACCCTGCCGGGAGCACATTGGTGGATCGCTTGCCGTCAGCACCTGGCAGCTTCGGCAATGCCCAAGTGACAACAGCGCAATGACGGAATCGTTCGGGAGCAGGAGAGCGCATGCCCTTCGTCAACTCTGCGATTGCGGCGTGCTTGCGGTCGGTGTGCGTGGAGAACTTCGCCACCAGCGCCCGCCAGTGCGCCGGGCTCAATCCCCTATGCAGCCGACCGAACACCCAGCAGTCAGTCAAGAACGCCGCCTCCTTCCCGGCAATCTCCCCCTTCTGCTTGGCGCACTGGACCTTCGGCTCGAAATCACATCCGCCCGCGCTGTTGATCGTCTCGGCGGCCAGGGCCCGGACTACTGCTGCAACCACATTGCGATATGTCATGCCTGCGCCCTCTTCAATTCTCTTGTCATGGCCCGGTAACTGGCCGTCATAGCCTTCAATTCTTCGATGGTGTAGCGCTTGGGCTCATGCGGCCCCTCTAACCACTCAACCTTTTCAACGCCAATCCGCTTGATCAACTCGACGCGGTAGTTCAAGAGGTCGCCTGATTTGTGGGTGTTACAGGGGGCGCACTGCCTCCAGACATTGAGCGGTTCAAACCGAAGTTCTGGATGACCGCCGACCGACTTGAAATGCCCCGCTTGCCATTGACCGTTGTGGTGACGTCCGCAGCTCACACACGGCAGGCCGATGTCTCGCTCACGAATCCAGGCATTGAAAGCACGCTGAGTATCCTTGAGGTGCTCCGCCCTGCTCTTCAGCTTCTCCTTGCGAACCTTGATGTCCCGGCGCTCACGCTGATCAATGGCCTTGCGAGCCCTGTCCTGATTGGCCGGGGCAATGGCAAGGCCACACGTCCAACCGCAAACTTTTTGACCCAATTGCGCAGGCACGAACTGAGATCCGCACGCAGCGTTCGCACAGGTTTTCTTCCTTCGCTCTTTGATGACTGCACGTATCAATACCTGCCCTCCCACAAATCCTTCTGCGTCCACCGCACCTGGTGTTCCGCCCCAAACGCCGCAATCCATTCCAGTAAACTGGCGCACTGCTTCACGGTCAGCTTTGAGGTCCGCTCGTAGATCACGTCGAAGCCGTGGCCATCTACCGCAGGGATCATCTGCGGCTGGTCACCGGCCTCACGCAGCCAGGCAGCAGTCAGCAGGCGCTTCCAGATCAGCGCGTCCCACTTGCGCCCGGCGTGCTCGACTTGATTAGCGATATCGGTCAGCGAGGCATGGAGCTTCTTGTTCTGCTCCCCACTGCGGTCTTGATCCTTAATGACGATCTTCTTTGGTCGGGTGAAGTCCGTTCCGTGGAGAATCCCCATCAGCCGAGAGGTGTCGTCGAGGCTTCGCATTACAAATTCGGTCATTGCATGGTCCTCTTGCCAAATTTCGCCATCAGCAGTTCGCGCGCTGATGCGCCGTCCACTGGGATTCCCTGCTTGATGATTCGCGCCTGGGTTTCCTGTTCGGCCAATTCGTCAGCCAGTTCCAGCGGCGTCTTCTGGCTGTCATGCCCGATGCCGGTGAGGATCTTGCCGTCGAGTGGCTGGCCTGACTGGGCGCGGCGCAGGACAATCTCGTAATTGCGCTCAAACCGGGCGCGTATGGCTTTGTCGTCCTGTTTGGCCGCTCGCAGGTCGAACTGGCCGGTCGCGTTCACGGCGATTCGTACAGCTGCATGAGTCGACGTACCCATAAGCGCTTCCATCCACGCATCGGCCTTGGATGGCATGCCGTAGGCTTCTAGGCCGGGCGTACACCACTGGATGAATTGGCCAATGCTCGGGGCGAATGGCGAGCCACTTTTTCGACACTGCTTGATTCCGAACTCGACCTGGTTGATATCGCGAATACCGGCGTCGATGAAGCCTTTGGTCCAGCTGCGCTGAGCGGAGCCGAGGGCTTTCTCGTCTGGCCAAGCGGTTTTCCATGCTGGAAAAATGGCTTTGAGCTGGCGGAATATCTTCTCGACCACTTCGGCGGTCTGGCTGTCGACATTGCCGAGCTGAACAGGCGCCGGAGCTTCGCCCTGGCCGGCACGGATGGCCTTCGCGGCGGCTGACGTGACCGACTTGACGATTCTCATAGCTCGTCGCTCAAGTCGTTGCGCCATGCGGTGCTGTAGAAATCAGGACCGGCCGAAGATGACGATTGAGTGCGGCCAGCTTGAGCGAGACGGTTAGCGATCCAATCGGCCTTGAATCCCTGCCAACCTGCGGACAGAGCCTCGGTCATCGCGACAGTGGCGGTGATACCAAGCTCTGCGCACTTCTCCAGCTCTGCGTTCAGGGCATCCCATACGGTCGCGCTGACGGCGGCACGCTTGGTCTTGCGCAGGGCCAACCAGTCGACAAGCAGTTGATCAGGAATCTGGTGTGGGTTCGTGGCTTGCATCTGAACCATGCCGAACGGTGCTTTGCGCTCTGGCTTGGATTTAGCCTCCGGAACCGTCGTGACCACCTGGGGAGTAACAACCTCTTTCGTAGAAAGAGTTGTAAGGGGGTTTTTCTTTGTATAAAGAAGGCAAGTTGCAGTTTTGGTCTCACTCGCTACCGGTCTCAGTGAGACGATATTGTCTGAGTGAGACGGTTTGGTCTCAGTGAGACTTTCTGGTTTTCCTGAGTAAAAGATCCATTCGGATACAGGAGAAATGCCGATATCACCACGGCTTCCACCTACGCGAAAGATGATACGGCGCTCAAGCAGGTGGCTGATCGACTTGGACGTAACGTCGCGGCGCATGTTGGTGAGTTTGCCGATCTCATCGGCAGTTAGACGCTTGGTCTCAAGTTGATAGCCGATTGTCTTCCTGGCAATGGCCATGAGGACGCGCAGATCACGCGCTGACAGGTCAACCGTAGCCAAGGCCTCCATGAGGCGATTGTCCATGCGGGTGAAGCCTCTGATGCTCTGGAGTGAAACAACGTTGTCGATGATCATTGGCTGATACTCGACATTGCTCGCGCCACGAAATGCTTGATCGCAAATCGTGGCGCGGGACGGGTGTTGTGTGAATCAGGTGTGGTGTGCATAATCAACTCCGCAAATGTTGTGCAATGAGCCGGGCCGCAATCCCGGCTTTTTTGTGCCTGAAATTCAGGCGGCTTTTACCGATGAATCCATCACGTCCAAACTCTGACGAACGTGTTCAATCTCAACTCGGATCTGGGCTTTCTCGAACTGGCTGATGTGGTTGTCACCCAGCGCCTCGTGGACCGCGATGGTTAGGTCTGCCACTTCCTTGCCTACGTTGATGAGGGATGAGGTCAGTGCCTGGGGCTGAGCAGCCGTCTTCGATACCAACTGAAATCCGAACTCTTCCGCCAGCACCATCAGTGGGCGCATGTCGCCGGTGTGCAGCAGAATCCCGAAGAGGTGCTCAATAGTCAGGCGATGAGCGTCGTTGTCCGGATTGGCACGCTGGAGCAGGCTCACATGAGCAACGCCCATCTTGGCCGCCAGCGCCTTGGCTTCGTTCTCCAGAACAGCGCTCTGGCAAGCCCTCAAGAAATTGTCCATTCGTAAAACCTCTGTTCTGTTTCCGTGGTGGCGCAATGCCAACAAGGTGAAACTCTGTTCATCAACTGATCAGGGATGAACCCATGACCCTTTCAAGTCCTTTTGTAGGGACCCGAATTTACAAACCTCACCACCGCTGTTTGCGGTCCCTAATAAAGGACCCGGTTACGCTTTGCGGCGGATATGAACCACGTTGTTCGGTACTGATGAGTCTTGTGGAATGCTTGAAGCGAATGACCCGTGTACTGGGTCGCTAGCCCTATGAGCGTCCTCAAGCGCCCCAAGGATCTTGCTGAGCGCTCGCCTGACCAGCTCGGGACCGGTGGACCCAACCTTCATTGCCATTCGGTCGAAAGCGTCCATCTGTTGCTGATCCAGGGTTACTTCATGCTCTGGAGTCTTCATTGCCCGTCCTCTGGTGCGATTGAGCTGTCAGCCAAGTTTTCTTTCGATCCAGTCGGGCAACTCGCCCGTCTCCTCGAATACCTCGATTACCGCCTTGAGAATTTCCCGACTCAAGACGCTGTGCTGCTCGCCAAGGCGAAGCGCGCAGGCCTTAAGCCGAAAAAACTCGTCCTCATTCAGCAGAACCTTCACTTGGCGCTTGTGGAGATGCGCTTTCTTTCCGTAGGCCATGTGGGTCGGTTCCCGGGTTGCGAGGGTTATTGGTCAGGCGGCGGACTTTCGCGCCGGAATTGGCCTGATCTCATTGGCTTCAACTGTTCCGTCATCCATCAACGTGATGGATATGGCCCGGTTCGAGCGATGCATCTGGGATACGGCGCTCTGCTGAATACCCAGAGCCTTGGCGAGATCGCTCTGGGTGCCATGAGCTGACAGGTACTCCCCAAGGGTTACGGTCTTCATTGGCGGTGCTCACGTTGGATTTGATCCAGATATTAGCACTGCTGTTTTGAAAAAAACAAGGAAAGGATTAGCACTGCTGTTTGCACAAATAACAGCGGTGCTACTTAATCACGCGCATGAAGAAACCGATTAGAACGCCGCTAACCCAAGAGCAGCTGGCTGATGCCCAGCGCCTGCGGGATGCGTACAAGCGAAAAGTTGCCGAGTCGAAGGCCTTGGGCCAGACGCCAACTTTGAACCAGGCGGAGGTCGGGTCGATGTGCGGCTGGAATTCGCCTCAAAGCACTGTCAGCCAGTACATGAACGGCAAGGTGGCGCTGAATCTCGATGCACTGATCAAGTTGTCCCATGCATTGGACTTTGAGCCAGCAGATGTGAGCCCCACTCTTGCCGCTGGCATTACTCGGGCGCCAGATCCAGGCGCTGCACAGCTTGAGGCTCGAGAGGCACCAGCGTCCGCCGCGAAAACGCCTCTTCCGGCCGGCAGCGACCTTGATGATGACCGTGACGAGAAATACGCCTTCATCCCTCAATATTCAGCAAAGGCAGCAGCAGGATTTGGTCACGAGAATCCACACGTCGAATCCCTCGCCACGCTCGCCTTCAAGCGCGAATGGCTCAAGATGAAGGGAGTCAACCAAAAGCATCTGATCGTGATCTATGCCGACGGCGACAGCATGTGGCCGACGATCAACGACCACGATGTTCTATTGTTGGACACGTCCAAGACAGAGCCAGCTGATGGACAGGTGTTTGTTCTGACTAGTGCTGATAAGGGTGCGATCGTAAAGCGCCTAGTCCAAACGCCCTTGGGCGGTTGGATCATTCGGAGCGACAACGACGACTGCGACGATTATGCGGACGTGATGCTTTCACGCAGCGAGGTAAACGAGCACAGGATCATAGGAAAGGTTATCTGGCGCGGCGGGGATTTGTAGACTTACTTCCTTCACGGGAGGGCATCATGAGTATCAATAAGCCTTCAAACGATATGCGCATGGACCTGGGCAAAGCGGCAAAGAAGCTCAGGCGCACCTCAATAGGCCTGCTTGGAATGGCTGTGCGACTGAGCGAAGCAGGCCTCGAAGCCGAGTCACTGAAGCTGCTTGCGATGGCGCGCGACCTGAATGAGATCGAGGACGCGGCCGTTGCCTACGCCAAAGAAGTCGGCACAGGAGTAGTGGCGCGGTCCAGTATCAACTGAGGTAGCGCGACGGCATCTATAAGATCAGGAGCCTTATTATGAGCACCGAGATTGCCAGGACACACATGGTTTCAGAACTTTCCAGGCTCGCAGAGGATTTCGAGTTTTCTGCTGCTGGCTTGGGCAAGCTCCGGGAAGCTGAAGGGTTAATGGATGCCGAAACATCAGACCTGATAAAGCAACTTCGTTACACCTCAGCTCAATTAAAGATCCTTGCTGGTCAAGCCGACAAAGGCGTCAATGGTGACGGCGATGCTGAGTAGATGGCGCAGCGCGGATTCGTAGCCGATAACGAATGGCAAGCTAGGGCAGCAGAATAAATGGCTGATGACATTCAAGGGCTTGATGGGGAGAGAACTGCCCAGCAAGAGTTGTTTTTCGATCTTGAAGACTCCGGCGCAATACTTGGTTGGTCTGTCGTTGAGCTGAATGGCATCGCCATGCGCATCGACGCTGGCGGTAATGCCGATGACGCTGCAGCCCTGCTGAGCATCTGCAAGCTGCTTAAAACCGAGCAAGGAAGGATTTCAACGTACGCGGATGAAGCAAAAGGCGGCCGGATCGTTAGGGTCGGGGTTGAATAGCTAGCGCGGCAGAGACTCGTAGGGACCATCAAAAATACTTTACGGACGGCTATTGCATGCTAATTTTTTCAACCTACAATGTAGGTACGAAAAATTAGCATGCGAGCTATCGATGCAGAATCTAAACACCGTCGTCATTGATCAGCCCCTAGAAGTGCAGCACGCTCTTGCCTCTATTGGGCTTACCAAAGAAATAGTCATAGGCATCGCAAAGAGCGCGGCATATGCCAGAGCCGAATATCTTCCCAGCGTTGATCCTGTCAACTTCCCAGGAACTCGCGCCTATCAAGAAGGCACCAGGCAGCTACGCTTGCAGACCAAGCCTGACGGTTGGGTTACGAAAAAATTCAATAACATCGAGCTTATTCACAGTTCTGATGCCGGCCTAATGCTCGGCTTTCAAAATGTCGATCATGCCTGCTCTAGTAAAGATCCTCAGGCCATCTCCCGTCGGGGCGAGGGTACCAAGCAGCTCGTATCCATGCCGTACCAAACGAACCTCTTTGGGGGTGGTAACAGCGTTGCTTACTCATCCGCTCCAAGTGGAGTTTTTCCTGTCGTTTGGTTCGTTTGTGTGGCCGCGCATGCAGATCGTATTCAAGTCGAGGTATCTCGACCTAAGCCTTTTGAGGGCGATCAGTTTAATGGCTTTTTTGAGAGAATTTTTGTAGCGGATGAGAGCCTCGAATCCGACGAACCTACTCCGGCACGCCTTGATGACGATATTGAGGATGATCACGACTTCACAATCACCAAAAAGCAAAATGGCAACTCTTAACTTAACTCGCCTGACTTTTGCGAGGAAGCGACGGCAGCTTACGCAGAAGCAGCTCGCGGAGTTGGCGGGCATTTCAAGCATCACTCTAACCCGCATACTCAAGGGCGTAATCATATCGCCTGGCGATGAGACGATAGCGTCGTTGGCCAAGGCGTTAGGTTATCCAGTCAGTTTTCTCTTCATGGATGACATCGATGAGCTGGATGAGAAAGAAGTTAGCTTCAGAAGCTTGAAGGCAATGACTGCCAAACAAACCGACGCAGCTTTAGCTAGCGGCTCACTGGGCTACATATTTAACGACTGGGTGTCTAGTAAGTTCAATTTGCCTGAAGCTGATCTCCCGGAGCTCCGATCCGAAGATCCCGCATCCGCCGCAGCGGCGATCCGCAGGCATTGGGGTATTGGATTCCGTCCGATCCCTAACCTGATAAAGCTCTTAGAGTCAAAAGGGGTCAGGGTATTCACCCTCGCGGAAGGAAAGAACGTCGATGCTTTCTCTTTCTGGAGAGATGGCGTTCCTTATATGTTCCTGAACACGCTGAAGTCTGCTGAGCGCAGCCGTTTTGATGCGGCCCATGAGCTCGGCCACCTGTTGATGCACTGCCACGGATATCCAGATGGGCGCGAAGTCGAAAGGGAGGCGGATACCTTTGCCTCACAATTGCTGATTCCTAGAGAAGATCTTCTTGCTCACCTCCCGGCACTTCCGTCATTGAGGAAAATACTCGCGAGTAAGCACAGGTGGGGGGTTTCAGTTGCCGCGCTAGCACGTACCGCCAGGGATTCTGAACTCCTGACTGACTGGCATTACAGGGAGCTTTGTAAACAGATAGCGACTGCTGGGTATCGCACCAAGGAGCCGGAATCCATTCCGCGCGAACGGTCTGTACTCTGGAAGAAGGTACTGGAGGAGCTGTGGAGGGATGGGCACACAAAAGAGACCATAGCTACACAGTTATGCCTGCCACTTGACGAAGTTCACTCGCTTCTCCAAGGGGTGTTGGGCGGGATACTTCTCACGGAAAGGACCGCCGCCGCACAGCCCCTCCGGCTGGTATAGCAGGAAGTATTATCCGAAGCCCGGCAAAGCGCCGGGCTTTTTCATTGCAGGCTTTCACGAGCTTTTCATGTTTCGCCGCGTAGCCTTGGTTTTGCTCCTTCATGACTTTAAGCCCGTTGATCCCCATCACGGGCTTTTCTTTGTCCGCAATTCGTCAACGTGCCATGCCTGCCCTACGCTTTCCTCTCCTATGGAGGAAGCGCTATGTCCCTGCCAGACGATCCAACCCCTGCCCTGCTCCACCGTCTTAACTTGAACATCAATGCTCTCGGCTCGGCCATCGAAGAGATCGGCATCTGGATCAATCAGCGCGGATCTATAGAGGTGTCTGGAAGGATTGAACAGCAGCTTGACGTGCTTAACGAGAATGCAGACTTCATCGCCGAGGCCATGGCTGACCTAGTGGCGAGGTGGAAGCCCGAGAGCGAGATTGACTCAAGCGATTAACTCGTTGCACGCCGACGAGCGGTATTGACGCAGCGATCCAGTCACATAATTTCCGATGTGAACCCACCATACACAGGGAACATATAATGGACATTGAGCACGGCTTAAGGCTGCTTCTTCCACAGATCCAAGCGTTGCTGGGAAACAATACCTTGAGCTACCAGTATCACGGCCAGGATCGGTCTGCTTCATTTACTCTAAGGCACCCCGAGGGCGGGCTTTTGATCATTCATGAACCGCGCCCGGATATCATTGCTTTAAACGGGCCTGAAAAGCCTGCGCAATTCTTCATCGACCAGATGGTGCACAAACGGTGGCCAATCTGACCAACGACCGAGCCCGCTAATGCCGCGGGCTTTTTCGTGCCCACAACATCACGGAGTACAAATGTACTCCTCCGGCTTGCCATTTTCCGGCAAGGCCAATACTGTATATCCATACATATATGGAGCAGTAATCTCATGGCAAAGGCAAAACCAGCACTGAAAGTCCCCACCTCCTACGAGCTGCTTGGGATGCGCATCCAGAAGTCCATAAACAACCCTAGGGCGCAAATCTCGAAGTCGGCGCTTCTGGAGCGATTACCGGATGACCTAGCTGAAGACTGGGCGCAGATGCTGGATGAGATCGCCGAGAACGACAACGTAACCCTTGCCCACCGTGATGACGGCAACGTCCACATCTTCTGGACCGTTCCGAAGGAAGACTGAATTTCGAAGCACCAATAGCCCGCCGCTGTGCGGGCTTTTTCATGCCTGGTTGAAAATATATTAGCAGTGCTGTTTAAAGACAATATCAGCAGTGCTAATTTACATCCATCGAAGCGGTCCTCACTCAGGGACCGGCGGAGATACCGCTCTTTAGCCACACAGCAACACCCTTGCCGGATAACCACCGGCCCAGCAGTACAGGCAGCGATGAGTCGGCCTTAACGACTCAGATGGGTGGCCACTACCCAGGGCGTGCAGCGTAAAGCGCCAAGACAAGTGTTCCAGCGGAAGAATCCGAAAGGCCGCGGCTGGAGAGAAAGATACACCGAATATTTACGCCAACCCCCTTGAGCGGAGGATTCGCACCGATGCACCACTAAGCGATTCACCAGTGCGGCGCAGTAAGCCTGAAGGCTGCGCCCAATACCTGACAGGCAGCGGAAAGCAGGGCCGACAATGCGACCGCGCATTGGCCGTAAGGTAGGCCCACCCCGACGCATCAAGACATCGCTGATGCAGCAAGCCCGGTCCGACGCCAGTTGCGGGACCGGGTCACAGATTTCACTGGCAGCCCTTCTCGCGAGGGGCTGACGGGAAATCAACAGCCCTGGAGGCCACCATGAACGCAGCTTTGCAGATAGCACAATTGAACTACGACCGTGTATTGCCTCCTGAGGATAACGAGGCGGCAGATGTAGCGCGCAGCAACTGGCTATTTGAGTCAGCAGAGATGCTGATTCGCGGCAGTGACGTGATTTTCCAGCGGCGGATGCGCTCGCCTCAAAGCGTCAGCTACGCCGAGTTCGCCACAGCTGTTCAGGATCATCTGAATCAGCAGCAGATTGACGGCAATGATGACGAAGACTCGTTCGCACACCTAGTCATCGACGCGTTAGCTGGAGCGCCATGCAGGACACCAGCACTCAACCTGCTCGGAGAGTCGACCCACACCCACGGCAAGCTCTACGAGATAGCTGATGCCCTACTTGAGCCCTACGCCGATGACGCGCTGATCGCCAAGGCTGAGGACGATGCGCTATGAGTCGCCAAGCCATTGAAGCGGCCATTGCGGCAATACCCGGCCACTACAACCCCGATCTTGCCTCAGGCATCGCAGAGGGGCTGGTGATCGCCTACTTCACTTCGCAGGTTATCGACTCGGACAACTTCAAAGACTACTGCGCGCAGATCCTGGCCGAGAGCCAAGCGCGCCAACCAAGGAGAGCGGCATGAATACTGCCCCGGTTAAAACGTTGATCGACGAGCAGGTTGAAGAGCTTGAAACCCGAACCCGACCAGCCCTGGTGCGTGGCACTTTCTCCCCGCATCGGGGCATGCGTGTGGCCGATCTGCCTTACCCCATCAAAGCGGACTGGCTCAAGCGCCGACCGATCAAGGTGTGGAGATGACTGCCAATCAGCGCCGACGCCGCTTGGTGTTCTGGCGCGGCAGCTTCCCGGTCCTATTCGTGTTCACGATCGTATTCCTCGCGACCGCCCTGGCCGACCGCATCGCCCCGCTCTAACCCCCTAATTTCACATATCACAGCGCCCCTCTCCGGTGGCGTGGAGAAGCTCATGTCCGATTTGACCGTTAAGCAAAGTTTCAGCCTCACCCCGTCCTCTCTGACCGAAGCGATGGAGTTCGCAGGCATCCTCGCCAAGTCCACCATCGTGCCGAAAGAGTTCCTCGGAAACCCGGGCAACATTCTTGTCGCCATCCAGTGGGGCCTTGAGCTGGGGCTGCAACCGCTTCAGGCAATGCAGAACATCGCCGTCATCAACGGTCGCCCTGCCCTCTGGGGTGATGCAGTGATCGCCCTGGTGCGCGGCTCGACTCTTTGCGAATACGTGTACGAAGAGGACGACGGACATGTAGCAACCTGCCGCGTGAAGCGCCGGGGCGAGAACGAACAGGTCCGCACATTCAGCATGGATGACGCCAAGATCGCCGGTTTGATGGGCAAGCAAGGGCCTTGGACCCAGCACCCGAAGCGTATGCGCCAGATGCGCGCCAGGGCGTTTGCATTGCGTGACGTGTTCCCTGATGTGCTGCGCGGTATGCCAGTTGCGGAAGAGCTGCAGGACATGCCGAAAGAGCGCGAGCCAGGCGCAGCGCTGGCGAGCGTTCAGAAGATTGCCGCACCGGTGGAGCTGCCAGCTTACGACGATGAAAAGTTTGAGGAGATGATCCCTAAGTGGCAAGAGGGGGTTGATGCCCGCAAGACTGACTCGGAAAGCCTGATCGCCTTCCTTGCTTCCAAATACGTGCTCAGCGAAGCGCAAATTGAGCGCATCAACAAAATGACACCTATTGAAGGGGCAGCCGCATGAAGATCCATAACGTTTCCCAAGGCAGCGCCGAGTGGCATGCCCTCCGCGCCCAGCACTTCACCGCGTCCGAAGCCCCGGCAATGATGGGCGCTTCGAAGTACCAGACCCGCACCGAACTGCTTACCCAGAAGAAAACAGGCATCAGCCCGGACGTGACGCCGCAACAGCAGCGCATATTCGACAAGGGTCACGCCACCGAGGCTCTGGCCCGCCCGCTGGTTGAGGTGATGATCGGCGAAGAGCTTTACCCAATCGTCGGCAGCAAAGGGAATCTGTTGGCGTCGATGGATGGCGCAACCATGATGTGCGACACGCTGTTCGAGCATAAGCTCTGGAACGAATCGCTTGTCGCCCGGGTGCGCACCGAGGATTTGGCGTCCCACTACTACTGGCAGCTTGAGCAGCAATTGTTGGTGAGTGGTGCCGAGCGAGTCATCTTCGTTTGCTCGGATGGCACCGAAGAGAACTTCGTTTCGATGGAATACCGCGCCGTCCCGGGTCGTGCCGAGCAATTGGTCGAAGGCTGGAAACAGTTTGAGGCTGACCTCGCCGGTCACTCTCCCGTCGATTCAGTGGTCGAAGCGGTCGGCAAGACACCGGACAACCTGCCGGCGCTGCGCATCGAAGTAACCGGAATGGTCACCGCCAGCAACCTGGAGCAGTTCAAGGCGCATTCGCTGGCAGTGATCAGCGCCATCAACACCGACCTCCAGACCGACCAGCACTTTGCTGATGCAGAGCAGACCGTGAAGTGGTGCGCCGGGGTGGAGGAAAAGCTGGCAGCGGCCAAGCAGCATGCTCTCAGCCAGACAGAAAGCATCGACGTGCTGTTCAGCACAATTGAAAGCATCAGCGAGCAGGTTCGGCAGAAACGTCTCGAACTCAACAAGCTGGTGACGGCACGCAAGAGCGCGATTCGCGAAGACATCGTGATGAGTGCGGCAAAGTCGCTGCAAAGTCATATCGACCAGATCAACTCGTCGCTGGGTGGCAAGGCGCGGCTACCGAAAGTGGCGGCGGACTTCGCCGGGGCCATCAAGGGCAAGAAGACAATCGCCAGCCTGCGGGATGCCGCCGACAGCGAGCTGGCCCGCGCCAAGATCGAAGCCAGTCAACAGGGCGACAGCATCCGCTGCAACCTGAGCAGCCTGGACGAACTCGCCGCCGACTACACCTTCCTGTTCAACGACACCGAGCACCTGGTACTGAAGGCCAATGACGATCTGGTAGCGCTGGTCAAGGTTCGTATTTCCGAGCATCAGAAAGCCGAGGCCGTGAAGGAAGAGGCTCAACGAGAACGCATTCGCCAGGAAGAGAAACAGCGCCTTGAAGACGAGGCGGCTCGGGTCAGTGCTGAGGCCAAGCCAGCAACAAAAGTCGATCCTCCGCCGGTGGCGGCAGTGCCGGTATCCACCCGGGTCGCTGTCGCCCCTTCTGCGAAGGTTCCGGCGAAGGCGGTTCGGCTAGAAGCCAGGGTCACGGACATGGAAGCGCTGGTCAAGGCAGTTGCTGCCGGTAAGGCCCCTATTTCGGTCCTCACGGTCAACTGGCAAAACCTCGACGACCTAGTTGAGTCGCAAGGCTCTGAATTCAACATGCCGGGGGTGATTCTGGAGCAGGTGGCGGCATGATCAGCATGGAGCTGAGCAGTGTTCAGCACAACACGCAGAGATCAGCAGTTCTGTCCGTTGCCATGGAAAGCTTCCTCGCCAATGGCGGCACCATATCCACCCTGGAAGGTTTCGTGCAGAAGCCGAAGCCGCCTGCTGTGCCGTACGGACGCAAACCCACGCCTGCACCGAAGCCTGTAATCGATGCGCCGAGAAAGCTCAAGCGGCGCGCCGCTGTGCCGCGCATCAAGATCGCCCAGCTCATCAAGGACCGGGTCAGCGCCTTGGCGCCGGATATGACCAAGCAAGAGATCGTGAGAGCTACCGGCTTGAGCGAATACATGCTGAACCGGCTCGCGAAAGAATGCGGCATTGAGTACAAAAAACACGACCCGACGCCATTCCTGAAACCGCCCCAGATCGACCCGATTGCAGATGCGATGAACGTCATCAGGGTCAAGGCGGCTCGTGACCAAGGCCTTGCGCGAAAGCAGGCGGCGGCCAGTTTGGGTATCAGCCGTACGTTAATTGATCGGTTGGTCGAGGATTACTGCATCGACTATCCCAAGCGGCCACCAGGTAAACGGCGTTGAAGCGCATGCAATCCCACGCCAACCAGCGCCGCCGCCCACTTCAACTGCAAATCCCACCCAGCGGGCTCTTGGCCCTGACGGAGAAACGCCCATGTCTACCGCAACAGATACCGCCGAGTTTCTTGAAGAGCTGAACGGCGGCGCCTTCGCCAGCCAGATCGGCCACGCCCTTTCCGAAGTAGCCGCCGGCGTAATCGATCACGGCAAAGTCGGGAAGCTGGTCATCACGCTGGACTTCTCCCAGATCGGCGAATCGGCCCAGGTGAAGATCAAGCACAAGCTCGACTACAAGGTGCCGACCAAGCGCGGTACCCGCAGCGAGAACACCAGCCTCGACACGCCGATGCACGTCGGCAGCGGGGGCAAGATCTCGCTGTTTGCCGAGAAGCACGACCAGTTGTTTACCCGAGAACAGGCGCCGATCAACCCGCGCACCTGATCCCCGCTGCACCCCTTTCCCATAGAGACCTGAAAACATGTCGCTAACAGCAGAAGCAATTCAACTGATCACGGACACCGCGCTGATCGCCACGGCAAAAGCGCTGGATACCAACACGCCCACCGTGGTGCTGCCCGAAGGCGCGAAGATTGTCAGCCTTGAGCAGTACAGCGCCGGACGTAGCCGCTTCCGTGGCACCTTCTCCACCAACTCGCTGCTGGACTTCAGCAAATACGTGATCGACCGCAACGTCGCGGATGCCCAAGGCTTCATCAACCAGGATGAAATGACCTGCTCGGTGTTGTTCAATCTGGGCACTGAAGAAGTGCCAGGCCACGCTGATGACCGTGCGGTGTTGAAGCTGAAAGCCACTGCTGGTTATCAGGCAGTGCAGGCAATCAGCGGCCGCGCAATGTCGCAGAAGGACATGAGCGACTGGATCGAGGACTGGCACAGCACGCTGTCGGCTGTTGGTGAAGACCTGCAGAACATCAGCCTGGTCAAAGCCATCGCGGCGGTGCGCACGATCTCGATCAAGGCCACTTCGGAAAGCGATCACACCGTCAGCGAGACCCGCGCCAGCCGCAGCGCGATGGATGCCATCGAGGCAACCAGCAAAGAAACCCTGCCTACGTCGCTGATCTTCTCAGTGGTGCCGTTCGAAGGCCTGGCGCTGCGCGAGATCATATTGCGTATCTCGGTCGTTACCAGTGGCCCGGTACCGGTGCTGAAGTTGCGCTGGGTCGGCGAGGAGGTGCAGCGCGAGGCGATCGCTCAAGAATTCAAGTCTGTGCTGGAAGATAAGATTGGGACAGCAGCGAAACTGGCTCTGGGTAGTTTCGCTGCTTAATACTAACCCGCGCCTGCATGAGCTATGCTACCAACTGCCATGCAGGCGAGAGTTATTTTGGCTCAGGGGATGGAAGTGCTTTTCTTGGCTCTAAGTTCTTAAAAACCTTTTTAGCCCTGTATGGAATAATGTATGTGCCTATCAGAATATGCTCGATAACCTCCAGGGCCAAAAGCAGCTGATTTTTGGTAGGAGCTTTCCCTCTATGTGCCGCATGGTTACCCAAGACCCTTATCTTGTGGAGCGTCTGAACACCCTCTTCAGTAACCAACGATCGCGCATGAAGATTGTCGATTTTAAGCTCCAAATTCCTACCCTTAGCCTCCACGTCGGAGCAGATAGTGTCCAGGATCGCTCGTATCCCAATGCCGCTGATTATCAACAAATCGTTATCTAGCGCGCTTCTAGTCTCGCGGTAGATTTGTTCAATATCAAACGGCAAAGAGGCATGATCGATAATTTTCGATCCAACAACCCGTCCAGGATAAAACGTAACAGTGGATACCCAGTATGCATCGCCGCTGTCATCGTGATCCCAATCCTCCGAGTTAGACGATTCGACTCGAAAGGATATTTCTTCACATCCTAAACATTGGATGATCTGGTTATGCTCAGTCCACTCGACCGCATTGCCACCACCGCAATCTTCAAACCCCTCTTTCTGTATAGGTGGCGACAATCTTGTGATTCGAGCTCAAGCAACATTTCTTGCAAGGAAATTTCTGAGTTTCGCCATCAAGGGTTACATCGAATGTTTTAGTTATCGGCGCCATATGCGATTCCTTCGCGGTTTTTGCTAAACGACACCAATACTCCACTTCAACGAATCACACCACACTGGCGTCAATGCACGATCGATTCACGGGAAGCCCTGGCTAAGCTGATGGAATGGGCTGGCTCGAACAGCAAGGTGAGGCGCTGACGTTGATGATCCATCATCTGCACGGGCTGGGTGCTGCTCGGTGCCTGCCCCTGCTTTCGCCGCCGCGCCACGTTTTCGTACTAACGGAATGTGTGGCGCTTGAGTTTCGCAACAAAAGCCTACTGGCAATCATGAAAGACCCGGGCGACGAGATTATTGAGCCTCAGTATTGACGTCTACTTGAGAGAGTTTCGATCAGTGAAGACATTACCGCGGACAGATGGCGCGTAGACTTCGGTCGCGCCCATCAGGCTAGCATTCACAAGCTCCACCATCACAGCCGCCTTAGTTAAGCCGCAACCAGGCAGTAGCTCGTAATTTTTTTTGGAAATCCTATCTATCTGCATTTCGTATTTTTCTTCGCTATCGCAGATCAAGGAACCCTTCTGAAGCATGTGCGCCGCCGCGCTGGACTCAGCACCCACAAGGAAGGCAGACAGCCCGGTGACAGCTAGAAAAAACCTCATTGACTCACTCCTTTGATCCGGCTCCATGCCGGTCACCCGTAATACCCCAACTCAAACCAAATAGCCACTATGTCGCATCCGGTCACGGAGGGCGGCGCATGCACTCGAGGTAACTCAGTTTCTACCAAACAAATCTTCAACGATAAGCGCAGGTATGCGGGCGAAGCCGGCAGCAATAGACAGATGATAGCGATGATAACCATCGAAAAGCGCATATCTGAATTCAGTATTCCTGCCTACGATTGGGTAGACCTCAATGGGCGGAATCTCAGCGCCAGATAGCATGCCTTGAACGATTGATTCAGCTCTATCGATATTTAGAAGGGAGACGTCGGGCTTTCTTTCGGGCGGCCGTATGTCTTCGAGGGCGAGGAGAAACACGATATCTCGAGCGCTTTCCCATAAGTAGCTTTCTGAATCGCATGGCCTCTTGATGCCTGCTTGGGTGAGGATCTGTCTGGCTTGAACGCGTACGTCCATTTGATACCACCTTAGGCCGGTCAAGTGCTGGTCAGCACACCATTACCCCACTTCAACGAATCACGCCACACCGGCGAGGATGATCTATGTCCGTTCAGCACGCAGCGTTCACGAAGACTTTCACCGAGCCTGGCACGTTCCAGGCGCTCTACGCTGCACAGAGGTGGCTGGATGAAAACGGCTACAGCTACGGACCTGGCTCGGCAATGCATCCTGTCCCGGTCCTCAAAGGCGACTTCATCATCGCCAAGTGGAAGAACCTGACCCGCAAGGAGATAGCCCAGCTCGACGGCAAGATCGACGGCAATTTCCGCGAAGGCCCGGTCACTGTGACGCTGAAGGTCGAGCCTCAGGCAATATCACTTTCGACACCACCTCAAGGCCCGAGACGCTTAAACCGTCCCCCTTTTGGGTAAACATCGGCGCGGGCATGCTTCCTACTTACACACACCGGTATTGAGGTAGTTGGTTACGGCCTTGATGTATGGCGAATTCTTGATCCACGTTGCATCTCGCATTGTCAGATCAACTGAGCCTCCATTCTTATGGCCGACGATACTGGTGAATACCTGAGGTCCGGTCATGGTCTGCGGGCCGTATTCGATCCGGAATTCGTTCATTTTCGGATAAATAGCGCTGCGCACAATCCACTTGATGCAGTCACTGTCGCTGGGACCGCCGGCGGTCAGTTTGTAGTACACGTCATCGTGGCGCTTCATTTGGATAACAATGAGTGACAGCCACGCGCGGACCTAAAGGCGAGCATCGCCGACGTCAGCGATTTACACTCGCTCGCCCCTAGTCTGTAACAACCGGTCAAACGAATCACTCAGAATTACGAGACGAACGAAAGAGATCCTAAAGCAAGTCTGGAACCTTGCTCATCAACTGGACAGCACTAGTTAACGAACCTTCTCTGGCTACTACCATATCACTCGTGGCAATAGAACAACGCCTCCCGCTAGACCGGTATTATTGCCTTAACTAAGCCATCGATAGCGATGTCCAGCAAACGGTATGTTATTTTTTGAAGCTTTGCTAACACCTTAATATTTGCATTATTAGCTTCTATTTGCGCTATTTTCTTTCCCTTTTTAAGAACCAACATGACATCATCGTATTTTATTTTTCCTTCCGCATAGTAAACCAATGTTTTTGCGGTCTGCTCAGCCATGAATTTTAAAAAATCATTTTCGTCTTTCTTCGCCTGTCCTAAAAGCTCTAGGAATTCCTCTTTCATTGCTTTGAGAGACTCGTCCTTTATACCTTCAATAACGTCATCAATGTTCATCTTAAACCCCTACTTGCATTTAGCCTCTGGATGTGCGCACTCACCTATAATCGCCCTATCATATGCCGGACCACTGACATCACGCATGCGATTAGCCTGCTCACGACTCAACACATAACGCCCGCGCCTAATGGCTTCAACATCGTCTGAAAATATTGAGTGCAAAATCATAATATTTGCAGTGCGCCATTGTTCATTCAAACTTCTGGAAAACTCAATCGCCTCTTGAAATTTCAACTCAAGGCTATCGACAGCGGCATCAAATTCATGCCGATCATAGACATGACCGGGGGCAGCGGTTACATCATTTATCATTTTGATATGTGCCGCTTTGAGAGAGGTTAGATTTTGATGCGCGTCAGCGTTGTACCCCCCAATGAAAGTACAAGATATCAAAAGCAAAAGCATACTAAATATAACGCTAGCAGGACCTACCCGACCGACCCTAAGACTTAACATATCGCCCACTCCTGACTGAAGTGATAAAGGCGAATACTCCAAACTACCTTCGCTGCGGTGTTTACGATAGAAATTCCTAGCTAGCCTAAGCTCGCAACAGCAGAAATTTCTGATCTTAACTCATAGACTACGAGTTGGAATAATGCAACACAAATCGGAGGAACGGGCACAACTACAGCGGCGTGCCTACATCTCGACCAGTTTGTTCACTGGTGCTGGATTCCTCAGCAGCGGTTGTAACCACCTCGTCGTGCTCGGATATTATGTTTTTTAGGCGCAGAGCAAGATGCCGGGTATCAAAGCTTTCATCCTCCAAATCCAGAAGTATGGCGTCGATACGGCTCCGGCTCATTCGATTGCTTCTCCACTTCCTCATGAACCCTCCGGCAGCCGCCATTCCCGTAAGCGCCGCCGCCGCCGCTGTAAGAGCAGAAGCAAACACCCTTCCGTCCGCAATCTGTATGAAGACGCCTGCGGCGATGCTGCATATGATCGATCCGAAAATCGAAACGTGATGAGCTGTGCTCCAAGCACGTTGCCCGCGTGTATAGCGACGTCGCCAAACTTCACACTGTTCTTTTATTAGGAGACGATCCATAAAGTAACCTCCAAGCAACGTATTCAGGGTAGTACATTTCCAAAAATCAGCCATGCCCCCCCGCGGGCTAGGTTATGTGTTTTACCAGTAGATAGAGGTGACCACTCTCTAGCTTCGATGCGGTCGCACCAGTGCCCCCAATAACGCAGAACCATCGCGTCCAACAGTCTCAGCCAGTGGTGGCGGCAAGAGCGCGATATCGTCGCCAGAGCACTACGATGACCCTCTGCGGGTCGCTCCATACCTGATCAGCTGCTACGGCACGGAGAACATGAGCAGTTGCGGAATGCCCGCGCCGACGATCACCACAAAGGATCGGCTGGCTCTGGTCACCGTCATTGTCAAGGGCACGCCCTATGTGATCGCCGACATTTGCCTGCGCATGCTCCAACCGGCCGAGCTGTACAAGGCCCAAGGCTTCCCCGCCGACTACATCATCGACAAGGGTCGCCGACGGCAAGCCATTCACCAAAACCCAACAGGTTCACATGTGCGGCAACAGCGTCAGCCCTCCCCCAATGGCTGCGCTTGCCCAGGCCAACGACCCTTGGCGCATCTCAACTCAACAGCGGGAGGCAGCATGACTCGACTTTACTTGGCAGGCCCCCATGACCGGCCTGCCCGAATTCAATTACCCGGCCTTCCACGCAGAAGCTGCCCGGCTCCGGGCCCTGGGCTTCGAAGTCGTCAGCCCCGCCGAGATCAACCCAGAGGGCGGCACCTGGCACGAATGCATGCGCCGCGACGTTGCCATGATGGTTACCTGCGACCAGATCGCAACCCTGCCCGGCTGGGCCAACTCGCCAGGCGCACAGCTGGAGGTCTACATCGGCCAGCGCCTGGGCATTGATGCGTCACATGCATCCAACTTCACCGATTCGAAGGTGTTCGAATGCTCAAGCCGCTGACAGTCGTCCACGTCCCCAAACACAACCTGATCGTCTTCGAGAGCCTCCCACCGAGCGTAACGCCGGAAGACGCTCTGCTACTCGGCCGGGCCATTCAACAAGCTGGCATCGATGCGCTTCAAGGCGCCAAGGGCGAGCAGTCGTATCCTCCGTTGGTGGAATCGGCTTAATCCTCGCCCCAAAACATAAATGCCAAACTCGCAATGAATACCGCGGTGAGCAGCGTAATTAGAGCGAATGCTGCAATGAGTTCATTCAAGTGGCTTCTCCCACTCCAACGAAGTTCCAACCTGGCGATGTCGGAACTTGGCGACAAACAATGACTCGTTGATGACGTCTGCCGCAGCACCAGAGATAGGATTCGGTATCTCCTCATCGTATCCCGCGACAGCAAGCTTCGCCTGGACCGCCAAAGCGTAAGGGTCGAAACCCAACTCGAAGGCAGCGGTGAAGATCGCAACAAGCGTTTGCATGTAAACAGATTCGGTCGGGGTGCTCATGATCTCTCCCTGAGTAACCTCTAGGGTCGCAGTCACTCCGTGCGCGCCCTTTGTTGTTTCATTGAAGTCGCTTTTCGCGATCCATTCAAATGAATAGCCGATGAACGCAATGAATGCAGACAGTCGGTCTGCCAGACACGATTCGCACTGTCCTTGACGGGCTCAACACGTACGAAAATCGTAACGCCAGACCGAAAACGCTAATTCTCCGCGCTCCGTCGCAAATTCGTTTAACAATCTCAAAGTCAGCCGCTGTAGCGGTAAGGACGAAGTCAGGCCTGAGAAACTGAACAATTCTCCGCATATCACATAGGTCAGCGATCAGCGGAAAATTCGCACTCCGAAACAAACGTGACGGCTTTAGCGTCAGCGCCGCCTATAGGGTTTGATTCATGGAAGGTAAAAAATCCAAAGCCTGACGCTGGGTACAGTGAGAACACTGCAACTCCATCCTCGGTGACTCTAATAGCGGTTATCAAATCGCTAGACAAGTTCAATATATATGCCTGCTGTGCGCCTGGAGTGGGGACACCCAGGCCCTTCGCGGACTTCGTATTCCCGAAGACATAGGTAAGACGTTTCATGTCCGAATCATCCAGTATGAAAGTGGGAAAAACACCTGTATAGGAATCCTCAATCTGATTGATCCGTTTTCCGCTTTTTTCCGCAAGCCAACCGCCGACATCGACTCGCGGACCTTTCGGCTCATCGCAAACTACAGTGAAAAATGGTTTGGCAAGGCTTGGCCCTGCCATCAAAGCCATGACCAAACAGAGTGGCACCACATTCGTTCGCTTCATGACAGCTGCCCGCTATGTGAATGAGCCCCGAGTCTTATAAAGACTAGATCAGTTCTTCGAGTGCGCCCGTGCAGTGCGCGCCAGCCAGCCTAATCCTTCCCCCTACCTTTAGCCTGCCGGTGATCGGCGGGCGGAGCATCCCTATGTCTGACGCACTGAACCGCTTTCATCTAGCCGCCAACGATGTGCTGGTCGCACTCGGCGGAAAATTGTGGCCCGAGGCCAAGATCACACTGGTTGTTTACACCCCAGACAGCCCAGAGCGCGACATCGTCCTGAAGGATCGAGCGGTGTCCCCTGACGAAGTTGTCAGCTCGTTGCGGCGCCGTGTCCTGAGCATCGATGGCGACAACGCCTACAAACGCGACCTGTGTAACTCGATTGTCGGGGCCATATGGATGGGTGCCCAAAATAAGCTATCACCGCCATCCGGACATTGGGGCCAGCGTTTCTGGGACATTGGCAGGGCCGAGGGCGAGCTTCGAGAAGAGTTGGTAGCTGCGTTGAAATTGACACGCGAGAACCTGCGGGCCTGCCAAGCAACCATTCACCTTTCCGGTGGGTTCGATCCAGCCTATGTGAACGACGCCCAGGCTGCGATGAAGGTTGCGGACGTCGCGCTGGCCAAAGCAAACGCCTGATCACCACACAACCAAAACCTTCTGCCGCCATAGGGCGGCGCGGAGCATCACCCTATGAGCAAAGTTACTCTCGACGAGTGGGCCGCCGACCAGTTCCGGACGCCACCAACGCTGAACACCCTCCGCAAATGGGCGCGGGAGGGAAGGATTGCGCCAGCCCCCGTAAAGCACGGCCGCAGCTACTATGTTGAAGCCGAAGCGCAATACACCGAACCAGAAGCGCCAAATGTCCGCGTCGTGAGCGGCAGCCTTATCAGTCGAATAGCGAGTGCACGCAATGGTTCCAAGGCCGCGTAACACCGGATCAAAAGATTTGCCACCCAACTTGTACCGAAAGACCGATAGCCGGAATGGAGTAATTTATTACACCTACCGCGACCCAGTAAGTGGTCGAGTGTTCGGCCTGGGCAAAGACAAAGATGCTGCGATTCGTGAGGCCGTCGCCGCCAATCATGCAGAAGTGCTAAAGCCAACACTGACCGCGCGCATTGCGGAACCGGTGTTAGAGAGAGGTAAAACATTCGCAGAATGGTTAGTTGAATATAAAGCCGATTACTTGGAAAAAGACTTGTCCAGTCACACGATGCGAAATTTTAAAAGTCGCATCGTGCGCTTAGAGGCAAGGTTCGGTCATATGCCGATCCGTGACATAAGGACAATGGACGTAGCCGCATATCTAACGGGCTTCGCCAAGGAAGGAAAGGCAAATATGTCAAAAGCTCTCAGGTCTATGTTGCGCGACATCTTCGCAGAAGCCATTGCGGCCGGCTTATGCGATATCAATCCTATCGACGCAACCAAAGCGGCGCGGGCGAAAGTTACGCGGGAGCGCCTCAGCCTGGAGCTGTGGAAGGCGATTTACGATACAACAGATCGCCCATGGCTGAAGCGAGCAATGGAACTTGCGCTGCTAACTGGCCAGCGCCGTGATGACATTCGATCCATCCTCTTCAAGGATGAGCAGGATGGCTTTCTCCATGTCGTACAGTCAAAGACCGGGGCCAGGCTTCGAATAAGCACCGCGCTTCGCTTGGAGGCTATTGACCTTGATTTAGCGACAGTCATCAAGCGCTGCAGGGATCGCGTTTTATCTCAGCACATGGTTCACCATTCGCAGTCGATCGCGAAAGTAAAAGGCGGATCTGCCCTTACCCGGGAAACCATGACGCGAATATTCGCCAAAACCAGAGATAAAGCCGCTGCTGCCTATGGCATTCAACTGAGCGACCATCCGCCTAGTTTTCACGAAATGCGATCCCTCTCCGCCCGCGTTCATGCGGCGGAAGGGCGCGATCCTCAAAAGCTGCTGGGCCACAAAAGCGCGGCGATGACTGACGTATACCGTGATAGTCGCGGCACCGAGTGGATCGACGTTGCTTAGTTTGGGAGGGGAGTTTTGTGGATATATTGGGGAGGTTTTGGGGAAAGATTTAAACCCAATAAAATCAAAGGCTTGAAAATGGCACATGTCCTTGTGAAACACGGCGCGCTGCTGCCGCGCTTCACGCAGCAGCGCCTTGACCCCTGCATAAGTCGTCGGCAAACCACAGTCCAGATTATCCGACGGGATCGGCGAATCCTGCCCGAAA